GTGCCGTTGTGAACAATTGACCAGCCGCCCAGAGCGTAGGGCTGTTGGTCGGTAAGCTCTTTTTTGGCAACGTACTCAGTCGTCGGCTCGGCGCGGGTGTTGCCGATAACGCTCGTAACGCCCGCGTAATGTGTAGAACCCTCTTGCTTTCCCGCAACCGCGCGGTGGAACTTGAATTCACCGTTGTGGTTAAGCGATGAAAGGCCAACGCCGTCGCGGCCCCGCTCAAGGCTGTTTGCCATAAGCTCCGAAACCAAAAGGTCCCGATCATCGGTTGATAAGTTGTCGTCGAAAATTGCGCCAAGTATGGAACACATTTATTCTACCCCTAGATGCTTGTGGATTTGCAATTGAATCGTGTAGCCGAAGTCGACGCACGACTTAAGCGCGGCTTCGGTGTTGAGTTTGTTACGGTCCTCGTCTTGTGTATCGGCAGGCTGAACGTAAACCGCAACTTCTGAACTATCAGGAGGTCTCGCCAACATGGGCGTCGCTCTGTGCTGTAACGCCGTAAGTGGCAGACCGTCCTCGGGATTAACGCTTTCGTGGTCGATAACGTACTTGTACGCGCACGCAAAGCTAGCGACGCTTTCCTGGACACGGTTTGTTTTGGGGCTGCAAACAATATACACCCCACGGTTGAAGCCCTGCATCGGCACCCTGTTGTAGAGGCTGTTGCCACCAGCAACCGGCGGGGACAACGGCATCGTGCCGTTTGTTTCAACCTGCACGTAAAATCCGGCGTTACATAGCGCCGCAAACAATTCGGACAGATTCTGTCGGAACGGCTCACCGCCTGTAACCACCACAAGGCCCCCGTTGTGCAGGGGCAGGGCGCTCACTTGCGCAAGGATTTCACGGGGGCTTTGGTACTTGCGACCCTCGGTGTATTCTGTATCGCACATGGGGCATTGCAGGTTGCAGCCCGCAAGACGAACAAACACCGCCGGTCTGCCGCAGAATGGGCCTTCTCCTTGTACGGTGTAAAAGATTGAGTGCACTTCAAGGTCGGGGCTGTTGGTGCGTTTTTCGATAGGCTGCGCGTTGCTGCGGGTGCCATCGAAGGGTCCTGTATAGGAGGGGGTTTTTGACACGCTGGTTAACCTCAGCTATTAAGTTTTTAGGGAGTTGGAGCCCGCCGAATTGCATTAAGGGTCAAATGCGCTCCGACGGGCTTGCGGGTTTGTTTAGGTGCCCGCGTTCTTACGCTGCTTCCGCAGCTTTCTCAGCAGCCTTCGCAGCTTTGGCGTTAGCCTTGGCCTTGGCGTCAGCCTCAGCTTCGGCAACGCGTTTCGCAGCTTGCGCAAACTCAGGCACGTCTGGGTGCGCGGCCTGCATTGCCGCCATATCCGAATCTTTGGCGCGACCTGGATTGCCGTGGCCGTGGAACTTTTTCCAAGCGGTAAACTCGCAACGGACGTTACCTTCGTTCATGCCGCGTTGTTTGCCGATTGCCACAGCGGGGGCCATCATTGTCACAGAGCCAGCGTTTGCGGTAAGTTCGTCAAAGAGATCCCACGCGTTACCGCAGTTAGAGCCAGCAAGCGGGCGCATAACGCCGTTTTGCTTTTCGCGCTCAACCTTTGGCTTGGTTGTTTTCTTGGCTGATGTCAGGGCTTTACGCGCTTCAGTACGAGCAGCCTTGGCGTCACGGATGACCTGCGAGGCCGCGCCGGTTGTTTCGGTCAGTGTTGTGATGCGTTTTTCAATGCCTTTGACGTGCTCGTCCCACTGTGTAACAAGACCTTCAGCTTGGGTAACGTCTTCTTCGGAGGCGTCTTCTTGGCCGGAAGTGTGCTTGAAGGCTTTTTGCGCGGCCTTAAGGTTGGCCTTACCTTCTTTGAGTTCTGCACGAGCTGTTTTCAAAGCAGCCTTGTCAGACTTGGCGCTTTCTTCCGCGGCGGTTACGCCTGCATCAGCTTCATCAAAAGCTTTTTGCGCGGCGGCGATATTTTCGTCTTGGTTTTCCATGGTGTTGGTCCTTTAAAATGTTTGTCCGACTGGACGATACGGCGTTGCTACACGAAGCCGCTAACATGCGCAAGCGGAAAATGCGATAACCCTAAAAAGGAATATCGTCGTCGTAATAAGTTTGGCCCATTATTTCGTCAATTTTAGCGTCGTCGGCAGCTTTGGCCTTAAGAATTTCCTCCTGCGGGTCAGGTTCGACGTCAAACACCTTTTGTTCGGCGCTAAGGTTTGTCATGTCGAAAGTCTCAAACCGCGTGCCGACAAAGTCGTATTCGGTGATTTCAGGGAACTTGGTATTCTCCCAGACACGGATGAACTTAGGTTTACTTAACCCCCCTACAGCCTCAACCGCTTCCTCGATGTCGGTTGGCGCTGGGCCGTGGCCCCCGTGGGACTTCCACCAGTCGACCGCCTTACGCCGCGCGAAGTTACCCTCAGGGTGGGCAAAACAAACCCACGTGCTGAAAGAATGGTACCCGCTGCGGTACGTGACCTTACAAGTGTCCGGTTTCCGCTCACGTTGATCTTCTGGCAAGTGCTTGTCGTCGTCGCTCTTGAACTTTCCTTGGTGGTGCACGGCTGTCATTTGGTGCACCCCGTACACGCCAAACTCCTTCGCAGGGGCAGCCGGTAAGCCTAACGGGTTGTTCGCCGTTACCAGTTCGTCGCCACTAGCAACAGCTCTAAGGTTGCTCGTCTTAGGCCACTCGTAACCACAGTGGGGGCAAAATGGAACACTCGTGTGGTGCAGGGTGGCAGGGCTGCACCCGTGTCCGTTTTGTGCCTCCTTCTCAACGTCGCACACACGCACGGGCGCTACGCCTGGGCCACCGTTGTGGCCGATGTGATTAACCCAAAGCGGTCGAGTCATTCGACCCACCATCTGCACCCACAGTCCCGGACTTCTGGTAAGCCGGAGGCCTACAAAAAGGTCGACAAGTGGGTTATTCCACCCCGTGGTGAGGATGTCTTTGTTCGACACGCCCCACAAATCACCCGCTTTGTGTGCAGCCAAAATTGAGTCGCGGTCGGAACGCTTGCTGTGGACCGCCTCCATGGGGAAACCCTTGTAGGTGAACATTTCAGCAATCAATTCGCTGTCTTCGATGCTTTGGGCAAAGGCAATAGCTGAGCGTCGATTTTCGTCGGACGCAACCTTAATGCTAAAGTCAACCGCCCGCTCAATAATGTCCTGTTCGTGCATGGCGGCGCTAGCTTCGCCGTCTTTAAAGTCACCCGCCGAAATGCCAATTGCGCTATCGTCGAAGTTAAATCCAGGATCCGTGGGCACCGGCATAATCAAATACCCCTGCTGCACCGCCCACAGGAATGACTCACCGCCGCCCACGTTGTACACCACATCGTCAAACAACTCCATGTCCGTAAGCAACCCGCCTTTCGCGCGGTAGTCCGTAGCGGTGTAGCCGACGACAATCAGCTTAGGGTTTTTGACGCGCAACGCGGCAATAAACTTGCTGTACATGGCCGCATCGCTAGGGCTTAGACGGTGCGCCTCGTCAACCAGTATGAAGTCAACATGGCCAAAGGTGGCGGGTCTTTTTGCCACGCTGTTAATCATGGCAAACGTAACCTGCGCCCTGTCATTCTTTTCGTTAAGCCCCGCCGCGTAAACCCCAGCGGGGGCGCTGGGCCACATACCGAGCAGCTCCATGTAGTTACCGTGCACCAGCTCCTTGACATGGCAAAGCTGCATAATCCGCAGCGTGGGGTACTTAACCAGCATATCCCAAATAAACATCGCGATGTTAAGCGACTTCCCTAAACCCGTGGCCTCGACCACCAAAGGGCACTTAGGCCACATAGGGTTCGCCTTAGCGCCGGTGTGGTTGGCAGGGTCGTGAATGTATTGCATGGTCGCCGCATGCGCCCATTCCTGATAATCTCTAGGCTTTTTCACAAGCACGGCTCCCATTTTGCACAGCCCTTGGGGATGAAGTTTTTCGGTATAGTTGATCGGTGCAGGTTACAAACCCACTGCTTATCCTCCTCAGCTGAAGCAAATACGCACGACCGGCAATTCTTTTGGGGTAGCGGTTCGTCGTAATGGCAAGGGCCACGGTGTTTACAGAACCGGCACTCGAACCAAGAGGGGTCCTCGGTCAGCTTTGGCGGGGGTTGGCGGGACTCGATGATCTTGCCCGCGCGCTCAGAATACATGTCAGCGACCTCAGGCCGGTACTGCACAACCTCGGCATAAATTTCGTCGTTGTTTTTGTTGACCACTAAGTAAAGCGCCCAACTACAATTCAAGTAACGCATGTATTGTTGCATTTGGAGGTAATGCACCGGCTTGCCTTGCTGGACGCCTTTGCGCTTTAGCTCTTTGAAGTTCTTGTCGTTGCTGGTTTTGCACTCAAGTGCCCCCAACCCCTTACCCATGAGCTCCGGAAACCATTGCGATAGATCGTCACCGCTTAACTTGCCGTCGCCACTGCCCCCGTAATGGCCATTGTGGTCGCTAAACTTCCACTGCTTCGGCCCGTCACCCATCTCGGAGGCCTTTGCTATATGCAAGGGGCTGTCGTGAACGTCCATAAGCGTGGCCCCTTCACCTTGACTCCAGTCAGTTGCCCAATCAAAGCAAGCGTAGCTATCGGACTCAGGGTGGTAAGTTAGGCGTTGTGAGTAATCCTGCACCTCAATGCCCATAGCCCGCAACCACCGAACAAAGTTGTGCTCCTCGTCATGCCCACGACGCCAAAGGCGGCGCATTTGCCCGCCCACGTTTTCCACGCCAGCCCATCTAAAATCGAGCCAAGCCTCACGCGCGCAACGGCCCCCGATTTGGCTTGCGCCTAGGTGCGCTCGAGGCGGCTCCGTGAGTTCGGCGGCACTGGTCGCGTCATAATCATCAAGAAATTGTTGTGTTCCCAATTTAAACCCCTATATGTTTGTCGACCGCACGACCGTCGCGCTGGGCACGCATATGCCGTTTAGCCATTTTGTCGCACCAATCGTTCACCCATGTGCGTCGGTCGTTTACGTTCTTAAGGTTGTGCGCCTTAACGTGTTTCCAAAGGACCTTTGCGTGGGGCCAGTGTAAGGTTGCAGCCATCCGGTAGTCCTCAAGCCCCTTAGCACGACCCGAGCCGTGGGTGTTGACCAAGTTAAGGCAATCCGTCTGTAACAGGATGTCGGTTGCGCCCTTCGCGTAAGCAACCCATATTCCGTTCATAGCAGCCATCTGCTCTGCGTGCTCCGAGTTGGCCGCGCGGAACTTAAAGGTTCCGTGGTGCTTGAGCCTAACGTGATCGCCGTTAGGATAGTTGACGTTAATCCACGCGGCCCAGCCACCGGCTCGCGACTCCATGCAATAACTGGCATCGGTTATCACCGTGGCCCGTACCACCTCACTCATTTTGTGAGCGCCTTTGCGCCCTTTGCCCCGTCAACTTGTTGGTCAACGTTAATGTCTTTGGCGGCGGCCATGGCGCTTAAAGTGGTAAGGTACGAGCTCGGCCGTGCTTTTCCTGGATTAAATTTCTCTTCGGAGTAAGCTTTAATTATGTCAACTGGGACCAAAGCATTCACGCCAGTTTTTGCGTACTCTGCCCTCTCCCGTTTGCGGTCGAAGTACATTCCGTCCAAACGCAGACCAAGAGCGCGAGCAACGTAGCCGTGCTGCTTACTGTAGGTCGACCCTTGCGTTTTAACGAGCTCACGTGCCGATGCGCTAATGCAACGTCTAATGTAAGGAAACATAACGGCAAAAGTTACGCGCGCGCTTTCACGGCCAATAATAGTCACGAACCGTTTGTTCCCGCAGTTAGCAATAAGCGCCTCGCAATTGGATAGGCCATGCGACTCAAGCAAGCCGTGCACCTTAGCCATAAAGGCTGCGGACTCTTCAGGATGTGTGGAACTGTCCGCCTTGGCAATAAGCTTGCGAATTTTGTCTGCGATTTTAGTGGTCATATTTGTTGCTCCATTGTTGCTGTTGCTGTAGTTACGAAAATAATTCAAGTCGTGCAACACTTAAAAGCGCCCCCGCCGAAATTCGTTACAAAAGCAACGGGGGCGCACCTTGGTCTGTTGGAGATTCAGCCCAAGGTATTCTTAAGCGGCGGGCACACCGCCCCAAGGCACGTCTTCAACGGCGGCATCACCGGCGGTTGGGGCAGCAGGCGCAGCAGGCGCAGCAGGCGCAGCAGGCGCAGGGGGTGCGGCGTTAGGCGCAGGGGGTGCAGGGGGCGTGTCTGGGGCCGTAGTGGCAGCCGGTGCAGCCGGTGCAGCCGGTGCAGCCGGTGCACCACCAGCAGGGGCCGCGCCCGCTCCTGGAACAATGTCGCTCCAGTTAACGCCTTGGGCATCCCAAAGGTCGCGTACGTCGTTGCTCGGCACCTCCTTGCCTTTGTCGTTGGTCCAAGAGGTTTTTTCAAGCTGCAAGCGAAGTGTTTTCTGCAACAACTGGTCGGTGTCGCTCAGGACGTATTGGTGCGTAACACGCGTCAGGCAAGCCAAGTGCTCCATGGCGATGCGTACGGTGTCGGCGTTCGGGTTTTGCACGTTGAGGTTCCAAACGAGCTTTTTACCGGCGAATCCCTCGTCTTGGCACACCATGGTAAGGACAAGCTTCGTCCCCGTTTTGGCCGATGTTTGCTCCTGCTTTACGCTGGTGATGAGGAAGGAGTAAGTACCGTCCTCGAAGACGTCACCGCCACCGCCGCCCATGTTGGCTTGGATGCCACTTTGCTGCTCACTAAAATTAATTGCTACCATTTTGAATGCTCCTTAGGTGGTAGGTTGGGCACTGCGAATCTTGTTCACAATGTTGTTAAAGTCAGGGTACTCAACTTCATCAAGCGAGTTGCTGCGGTCCTTGGCGTCAACGCCAAAACTCCGTTGCGTTCGCAGTGCGAAGAAAGTTGACCCGTCCGTGGGGTTGCGATCGCTGTAGCTGTGCAACACCAAGTCGAACAGGTACGGCATTTGTGGCCCTACCTGCTTTCCTGGAGCTTGCGGGTGGCAAGTAACGGCCCCCGTAAGTTCGTCGGTTGTGCGCTGCTCCTTTGCAGTAAACAGCACGTGGAAGCCCGCAAGGTCGCGGAAGTCCTTTATTAGTTCGATGGCAAGCGTTGCCATTTCGCCATAAGCTTGGCGTGGGTCCTTTGATTTGGCCCGTGCCGTGGCAAGGCATTTTTCAACAATCTCGCTAATTGAGTCCAAGCAGATTGTTAGAATGCCTTCCTTTGCCGCATAGGTACGGCACCACTGCAAAACCTCCTGCACCTCGGCGTAGGAGTCGACAAGTGCGACCTTGTGCTGCGACCCGCGCAATGTCATCAGGCCGCTTTCAGCACTAATAATCAGAGGTCTTGGTGCGGTACCGCAAAGGTGGGTCTTGCCCGTGCCCGCAGCGCCGTAAACCAGCGCCTTGATGCCATGGTCGGCGCTTGCCTTGTCAGTAGTTGTGAAACGTAGGGCCATTAAACCTCCGGCGGGGCTGGTGGCGCAGGCGGCGCGTCAATTTGCGCCTCCTCGGTGGCCGCGATAAACTGTTCGTTACCCGCAGGCGTGGCAGGGGTGCCGTCCTCATTCCAATCGTCAGGCGACATAACAAACCGGCCCGTTGCCGCCACGATTTGCTGTGGCGTCATAGGGTCCTGTCCCGCAGCGGGCGTGTAGGCCGTGGGCTGAAAACGTCCAGCTTGCGGCGGTGGTCGGTTCCCAAGAACTTGCGTCTCAGGAACCTTAAAGCCGTGCTCGTTGAGCTCAGGCCCGTCACTATTTTCCGTCATCGATTACCTCCTCGGTAGTTGGGGCGCTGAGCATATTGACAACTTTGTCAAAGCCCTGTTCGCCGATTTGCGTTCGCATGGTTTGGTAACGCTCCGTCACCTCGGACAGTGCCAGCGCGTGCGCGGCGTTGTTCTCTGACTCCAGCACTGCTTCGAGTGCTTCCACATCCACACGTTGCACCACGTGTTTAAGGTCGGCCAGCGCGCAACCGCATTGGTTGGCCCGCACGTTGGGGTTGGTCACGCGCATGGTTGTGTAAGAGTCACGCACCTGCACCACGATTAGGTCACCAGTTTTCAGGCTTTCGCCAACCACGTTTTTAAAGTGGTAAACCTTCGAGGCTGGGCCGTCCAAAGGTTTTGCAGCAATGATCTTTGCACCTTGCTGAATTTGAATTACCGTTACCATTTCGTTTGAACTTTGCATTTTTGTTGGTCCTTTTTCGTCAGTATTTGTTTTAGTTTCTTGGTAGGTTAGGAAGCTCATCACGGCGAGGGTGTGCTTTCGAATTTTATCAACGCCAATTATCTCCCTGAGTCGGTGGGAATTAAACGTCACCCCTCCCGGAACTATACCCCTAGCCGGATTTGTGCTGTAACTGATGTATTGTGGTGCTGTTGACGCGTGTGTGTCAATGTTGTAGCGAAAAACGCCACTGTGCACAACGCTGTACGGCCCATTCGCGGCGTACTGGCAGTATGTGACCACAACTTCACGCGTCGACGTACCCTCCACGTTAATTGAGTATTCACCAAGGCTCATGACGGTGCCCTTGCCACCTCGCACAAGTTGGCGAGCCTCTCTACAATTTCAGCTTCAGGCTCAACGCACCACACCGCATACCGGCTTGACGCACGCTCAATGATACAGCCGTCAACCTCGCCACCGTTGCCGTCCTCTACCTTACCGCCGCGTATGCTTGTGATGTCGCGCACGTTGACCACACAGGTGAGTTTGTCCCGCATGTGAACTTGCATGAACCGCGTTTCAGTTTCACCCGACGGTACTGTCAAACCCTCGTAGGGGTCTCGATAAAACTCGTAGTTGGGATCCGTGAAACCGTTGTCGTCGTTATCATGTGCCATATTAATCAACCTTCAATTCTGGGGCCGCGTACTTGGTTTCAATGCAGTGTGACACAGCCTTGGCCGCTTCGCCCGTGAGCTTTTTAAGCGGGGCCATTGCCACCTCGTACTTAACGCGGAACAGGTCATCGAACGTCTGGCCGCCGTGGCCGTCCTTGGCGTCAGCGTATGCCTCACGCGCTTTAACAAAGCCACTAACGTCAACAGTGCGGGTGATTTTGTTGTTAAACTTAATCTTGCGCCCGTTGGACATTTCGTAGGTGTTGGTCCCTTCCTTAAGGTCGTGCCCAAAGTGCACCCGCAGCGAGTCCGCGTTGGCGTCCCGCAACTTGCGCTCGGCAGCCTCAATTGGCTTCAACAGGCTTTTAACCTCGGCGATAAAACTTTGCAGGTCGTGCAGCGTGTTGATACCGCGTTCAAAGTCGTTAGCAGGTTCGTCAACCGCAGGGCGGTGGTTTGCCTGCGAGTATTTCAAAACACTATCGGCAAAGCTTTTAGCATGTTCAGTCATGTTATATCTCCTATTTGCTTCTGTAACTTAACCGTAGCTAGTGGCAATTGCGGGTGTTGTAAACCCCGAAAACGCAAAAAGTTGTACGTCGCGTTTGAAGTCAACACCACAAAAAGGGGCTTGCCTTATGTGGGGGGCGCGCCTATGGTGCACGGACGCCTAGGAACAAGGTTTGATAAATGTTTAGGGCTCGCAGGCGTAACACCTAACGAGCCCTTGGCACCTTTACGGGGTGCCGCGACAGCAACAGTCGCAACAACAGGCAAACACCTAGCACGGACAGCAACACGCGGCAAGGGGCCATTTATGCAATTTGTAACAGGGTACGGTGCACACGATTCGCATGCACTGACCATAAGCGCCACGGGGGCTACCAACACTAGCCCCAAGGCTGGCGCGAACTACGACACGGTTACGTTGGAGTACATCACCAACATGGTCGTAAATCCGCAGGTATGTGAAAAGTCGCAAGGCCAATGGGTTATTCCTAGCGAATACAATGCGCACGACGCTCGTAGTCACCGCGTACAAAAGCTTAAAGGTAAATATTGGGCGCTGGTGGGTGATGTTGACAGCGGCAACCCAAGCCTTGCCGATGTGCAGGACGCGCTCAACAAGGTGCTAGGCCCGAACGTTTGGTACGCCATTTACAGCACGGCTAGCGCAACCCCGCATAACATGAAGTGGCGCTTTGTAGTGCCCTTGGCGCATCCCCTAGCCGGTAAGGGTTACAGCGCATTCCAAGCGGCCCTGTTTGATGCCATCGAGCTTACCATGGACCGCAGTCTTGAGCGTACCGGCCAAGTGTTTTACCTGCCCATACGGGGCGAAACATACGTTTACGCCTTTAACAGTGGCGGGTTGCTTGACCTTAGTACGCACACCCTGCGCCACGCCGCGCAAAAGATCATTAAGCTTGATGACCGTGAGCAGGTTAAGTCCGAACAGTCTGCTGACGACATGCTCGGCGCGTACCGTTACTTCCGCAACCTGTGTACTATTCAACAAATGCTTGCGCACTACAACTTTGAGTGCGACCCAAAAAACGACCTACTGTGGCGGCACCCTGACCAAAGCAATAAAGGCTACGGCTCCGTCAAGGTTATGGAGTACGCGGATAGTGACCGTTGGGTCAGTCTTAGTGAGACGGTAAACGCCACCGGCATGGGTAAACCCACGCAAGGGGGCAGGTCTGGTGATGCGTTTGATATTTACTGCCACTTCGAGCACGGTGGGAACCGTCGCGCGGCTGAGGTAGCTGTTGCGGCCATGCGCCGCCAAGACCCCGCCACGGTGGCCCGAGTTGAGGAAGGGCACGCCGCATGGGGCCGCATTAAGGCAACGCTTGAGGCTAGGGCGCAGGAGCTTGCGAACCAGTACCACGCGGCGCTAATGGAGAACATGACTGAGTCAGCCCCACTGGTTGACTTTGAGCGCCCTGACAGCAACCTTGACGCGGTGGTGGCTGCACATCAATACGACATACCGTGGCCGAGTGGGTTGTTGGGCGAAATTGCGAAATGGATTTACCACACGAACCGCTACCCGATTAAGCAGTTCGCGATTGTAGGGGCGCAGTACATACTGACCGGCATTGCGCGCAAGTACCACGTTGATGGGCTTTACCCGACCATGTACACCATTGTGAGTGCTGAAACGGGGCGCGGTAAGGGTTCAATGAAGGCGCGGGTTGACGCGCTTATCAATTGGCTTGAGACTGAAATACATCCCGGACCACACAGCCCGCTTGAGCGGTACAACTTCGAAGAGCTGGCCAGCCCGCAGGGTTTGCATGCTGAGCTAGCGGAGCTTGAGGCGGCGGGCGGTCAACCGGTGATATGTGGGTACCGCGAGGAACTTGGTCGCGATATGCTTAACTGGGCTGTGGGCACGGGTAACGACGTGGCTAAAATGGACATCATTACGCGCTTGTTTGAGCGCGCCGGTAAGGGCCGCAAGTTGGGGGCGCGGGCGTACCGCGACACCAAGAACAAACTAAACACGGTCAACGAGCCGTGCTTTAGCTACATCGGCGACACGCAAATCGAGAAGCACGCCACGCTTTTGGGCCATCCAGGACTTATCGACGACGGCTTCATGACGCGCTGGAGTTATGTGTATTTCAACGGCCCGCGCAAGGTGGGTGACGTGGTGCCTGAACAAGTGCTTAAGCAGCGCCCACCATTCTTGGACAAGCTAGTTAGCGTGTTGCAGTACGGAACCGACCCCACCCATGCGGGCGCGGCGGTGGCCGTAACCGTTAACAGTGATGTGGCACCTGAACAACGCAAACTAGAACAAGAAATCGCCGACAGGGTTAACGACGGCGACAAAACGTGGGAGCTGCGGAACCGTGAAAGCATTATTGCACTGCGAGCCGCTGCGCTTGAGGCCGTAGGCATTAACCATCTGAACCCTGTAGTGACTAAAGAGATATACCAGTATTGGGCGCGGTTTTATGGCATCGGAAACATTGAGCGCCTACGCATGGTGCAGTCGGGCGAAATTGGTGCAGGTGAGCGCCGCCGCGTAAGTACGGCGTTGAGCTATGCTGCCAAGTATTTCACGGCCAAAGCTGAAATGCGGGTCAGGCGCGGTTGGTGCCGTAACAAAACAATTGCAGGGTCTGAGACTACGGTTCCTGAAAGTTACTTCACACGCGAGATGACTAGGCTTGAGCCTTTCACTGGCACTAACACCGGTAAAACGAGCGAAATGTTGGTGCGCGATACGGTGCAAGAGCTCGTGGCGCAGGGCTACCTAATTAAGATGGACGGGCCACCGTTGGGGGTCGTATATCGCGGGTCAATGCAGCTATATTGCATCGGTGAAGCAATGGAGACTTACATGAAAAAGCAGCCGAAAACATAGCTGTTTTGACTTGGTCCATCTTTGGTCCATCGACGATGCACCATCCGAAAATGCAACGTTTACAATGGCTTAGGGGCGAATATGCCCTCCCCCAAAATCGCTAAAATGGACCAACTTTTGGAGGAAACTAGTAATAAAAACAATGGGTTAGCTGATTTTGGTGTGCTTGGTCCATCGATCCTAGGACACCGCTTAGGGGACTCCTTTTTGGCCAGCAAAAAACGCACAAAAAAAGTTTGCCCCAATTTTTCCGGACCCATGGACCCTAGAAGGTAAAAATATATATAAGTTATTGTTTTTATTGTATTTAGGTAGGGTACATTTGTGGCTCCGATTTAGGGTCCATCGGATGGACCAATTCATAACCCAAGGTTACGGTTTTTAAAGTCAAAACTGACAAATTTTAAAAACGTGTTTTTGACCTTAAAAACGAAAAAGGACTCGAATATGAAAATACGCAACGAATACGTGAATTTTGACAGTGTAATGGTCCAAGGGGCCGCAGATTTAAGGCGTTTTATACGTGACGCACAGCACAGTTTACACACGCCGCGCGTCATTGAACATTTGCAAGTTAGTGGCACGGCCTGCACCAGCAAATGGAGCGAGATAAATCAAATAATGCAGCTAGCTGGCGTGGCCTGTATTATCAAAGCCAATAGGCTGTATTTGGTAGGCCGCGTTGAGCTGCTACCGGTGGCCAATGCCTTCGCATACCAGACACGAATGCAAAGCTGCGCCCACTTTGATGAGCTGCTCGAAGACATGCTTGACCGCGCCCCTAGGGACGTGCATGTGTACGCGCAACAGGAAAGGGTGTTTTGGAAGGTCTACGAGCTTTACCCAGAGCTGCGCTTGGCAGGCCCCGCCCTTAACTACGCGCACCCGAAAATAAAGCTTGGTGGTCTGAAATTAAAGCTTGCAACCACGGCTAGCAACCTGTAGGCTGCACCGTACAGCAACAAAAGGACCAGACCAATGCAAACTGAAATTTTTAACCTCTTCAACATCACGTTCTTTTTGGCGTACATGTTGACCATGTTCGTTGTGTTTTACGCCTTGGGGCTCGGCATTGCCAAGTCGCGTTTCAAGGAGGCTTTGTGGCTGTCGATAATAAGCGGCCTTCTTTTAGTCGTGTTGCTTGTAACACAGGGACCCGTGCGGTGAACCACAAAATCAAAGTGGCGTTAAACCCGCATAGGAAACGCTTGTACCCCGAAACGGTTATGCACTACGTCATGACACGCGAGTGGCGCAGCTTGGGCGTAAGTAGTGCAGCTGAGGAACGTACCGTCCTATACGGCATTTACTCAATGCCTGACCGTAGCTTGTGCCTTACGGACTTGAACAAGATACACCAAATACGCCACGAGGGGCGTAACATGAACAAGACCAAGGCGCGGGCTAAGCTTAAGCGTCTGGTTGAGCGGGGCATACTTGTTGAGAGCGGTGAGGGCGTCAAGTATTGGGCGTTCAACCCCATGCTGTACCTTGGCGCGGTTTACCCAGAGCTTGACGAGGACGACCCGCCGCCCACGAGTAACACTTACGTGCGCTCAATTCCCGAAGTAAACGAACACACAGCGAAGGACTAAAAATGTTGCTAGGTTCAACACACGATGAAACGACTAAACGCGAGGCGCAATGGCGTCGGCGCTACGCTTACTTCCCTGTACGGCTGCTTGACGGTCGGCTCTGTTGGCTGCAACATTACTTTGTGCGGGTGTCAACCGAACACCCCAAAGATACTTCACGCGTTTTTGTCCAGCCTATTGTGCAACGGGTGGCTTCAAAATGAGTAAGCGTAAAGGCCGGAGGCCGCAGCAGGGTCGTTGGGGACACAGCAAATACGTTGCGCGTCGTTACCCTAGTGAGGTTGACATTATGGTTTGCACGGGCTGCGGTTGGCGTAAGTATGTGGACAGGAATAGCTTTAGCACAAACAGAAAACCTGACACGCTACTGCGCGGGCCGGTTAGGTGTGAGTGCCCTGTGTGCACGAAAAAGAAAGTGCTTGACCAATTTGTTGGGTTGCGTTAAGCTGCGCCTCAATGAAACAAATTAAGGAATATGAAAATGACTGATACACCAACAACGCCGCGCCGCATCACTCTCAAGCCCGCATCTTACTTCGTTTCCGAAGAAACCGGATACAGCGTTTGGGTTTTTACTGAGTCCGACGATGGTTTCACCACGGCGCAACACGTGGGCTACAAGGGCACAATCGAATGCGCTGAAAGCGAAGCCAGAAAAATGGCGGGTTCGTTGTCAGAGGTGCTCACCAGCGTCGATGTTGAGTTTGTTATTGTGCCGTTCGAACATCGAAACGATTAAACAACCCCTTACAGGAGACCAGTGATATGCACGGCGCTAACCAGACTGAATCACAGGCTGCAACCATAGCCGCCCTTGAAGCTGAGAACGCGCGGTTGCGCGAAATAGTTGATTATGTGTTGCAAGACGAGATGCATAACCGTCTGACACCGCGCGTTGTCGATATTGCCTACAGCGCCTTTATGCGTGCCAAAGAGGCAAACGATGAAGATGGCGGACCAACTGATTGGTTTACAGACACGAAGCCAATGGTCATGCAGGCCGTTGATCGCATTCGACAGGACACCCTTGACAAAGGTGGGTCAGGTTAAAGGCCCCGCACAAAAATAATTTTAAAAAAGTCAAAATAGTTGTTGACTTGTGAAGCTGTTGGTCTTAGTTAAGGTTTAACAGCAACACAAGGAACAACGAAATGACTACGCCACGCAAACTGACCATCAAGCCAACAAAGACATACGCAACTGAAGCAAACGCTGACAAAGCCGTAGCAAACAAAGGCTTTTCGCATCTGCGCCACTTTATGATGATTGAGCCTGAAACTGGCCGCTGGTTCCCAGTGTTCATCGGACAAACGGCCATGCAGGAAGGCGTTCAGTACCACTTTAACACTGTAGCATAAGGGGCAACGCAATGACATTTGATAACGCAGACGCGGTTGACATTTACGCACGCAAGTACACACTGGTTGAGGGTGACGCTATGGTCCCTGAGGCTTATGACCTGCTTACTTGCGTGGGACGCTTGGCTGTTGGTGAGCCAGTGCCGGAAGGCTGGCGCGTGGTAAGTGGCAACAACTCGTCAAGCTTAGTGGTCGCCACGGCTTACCGCATTGAATTTAACGCAACGTTTGGCGAAGAGGAAACTTACTGATGGCCGACAAACCTGAAACACCAGCCCCAAGCGGCTTTAAGACGAAACGTCAACGCGCTTACGCTATGGGCGCTGAAATGAAAGCAGCGGGCGTCAACCACGAAGAAGCGATGGCACGGTGCCCTTGGGAAGGGTACGCAATGCGCAAAGCGTTCAGCGAAGGATTTAAAAATGCTTAAGACACTTACAACAATCGCAATGATGGCGGCGTCCACGGTGGCCGCGCAAGACCTTACACCAACAGCCGAGGAGGGCGAAGTGCACGTGGCGCAAACCTTCGACAGCGGGCTTGTAGGGCTGGTTATCGTACTGCACGACTTTTGCGTGCCTACGGCCGAGGTGGCGTACACATACGAGCTTCTTGACCGTGTCGACTACACGCTGCACGCCACTGACGCGCAGATTGCCAACGCCACCGAAACCGCTTTGGCAATGTACAACGTCATCAACGAGCATGGATGCGACGTAGCTTACGGTGTTCTGGACACCTTTCGCAAATGAACATCCAGTGCAGCGCAACGAATTACATGTGCCTACTTGAAAAATTTGGCGAACAGCATTTGGTGCACGTTGGGGTGTTGTTCGTGCTCATGCAACTTATTCATTGGTTTTTCCATGATTAGTGCTTGACTCCTTAGCTGGGGCTGTTAACGTGGCCTCAGCAACAAAAGGAACAGCAACATGACACACATCTTTGACACACTTACAACCAACCGCCTTAACGTTGAAATTGACGTGGTGGTTGAAACCCACAGCAACCTTGACAGCGACGCTTACCCCGACGTTGAGGTGTACTACGAAGCGGGCCGCAAGCTCCGCGTTGTACCGCCCGCGCTTTACACGCAAGACGATGTTGACTATTGGGTTGCGAGGTTGGGCGAATGAACTGGTCTTTCGCTTTTTATTGCGCCTTATTTATCCTGTTGGGGAACAACCGGCTTAAGAGCTACCACACAACGGCGGGGGTAGTGCCACCGGCCAGAAAGATTTGGCAACACGGCACAAAGAGTGTTCGTTTTACAATGTGCGCGACTTACTTGGTGCTCGTTACTGTTGAAACTGTTTTTGTTTGGACGGTTTGGTTCTTCGTTTACAACACCGTCAACAACTGGACCGGAGGGGCCTTGATATGGTAGCCGACCACATTGTCACCGCGCAAAAGGCGTGGCAGCCGTTGACCAACGTTAGCCGCCACTGGGACAACCGGCTGCTCAGCAGCCCTAGCGAGGTCACTTTCACACAACCCGCGGAAATGATGTTTGAGGCCACGCCCAAAGAGGGCTGCGACCACTACATTCGCCCGCCCCACTGGAACCGCAAGTTTGAGCCCGCGTTTAGCCCCATGACCATGCTGTCAATGGGCGTGTTCGGTGGCAGCTACTTCGCGGGGGCCTTGGGGCGCAGTAGGCTGGCCCTGTTGCCGCCGTACAAGGGGCGCAGTGTGGTGCCTTTCCCTTACGAGGCGGGGCGCAAGGATGCCAACTACTTTAAGCGCTACAGCGGGGAGACACGCGACTGGTGGCTAGACAAAGGCCTTATTTACGCTGAAGACCCGCTGGGCTGGTTTGAGTGGTTCTGCTGGTATTGGCTGGGCCGCCGTATTGACAATTATGACGACTGGCAGATTGACCGCTGGCAACGCTTCGGCGGGCGCTTCAAAGCTAGTCTGCGTTCGCGGCCATCGGCTGCGGGCTACCAACAGGCACTATTGCAATGGAGTCACGTGCCTTGGCACACAACAGGAGGAAACTATGCAACAGGAACTTAAGGACGCAATCATAGCGCACGGCACGCGCATTTTGAAACGCAAAAGCTTGGCCGCGTGGGAGCGCGAAAGCTGGGAGGGCATCATGGAGGGCCTCAGCAAGGAGAGCGGCGTAACAGGGCTTGACGAATACTACCGCCACCTAGGTGACGCCGGTGCTATGACCGTTATGTCCGGCATTATGTCAGGAGTCGAAGTCCCTCAGGTGCACCCGAACCAAGCGCCCGAGTTCAAGAGCCGTCTTGGCAACTACGTCATCTGGGCGGCGCTGGCGTCGAACGCCATCGCGGTTATACGTAAGCGGTCGTTTGAGATTAATACCAAAACGGAGCAGACATGAGCCTAACGCGACCGCACCAAGCCAACGCGGTGGCCTTCTGTATTTGGCGTATCGGAAAGCCGTTGAACTGGCAGTGCACAGCCATCGAGTTGGCTGAGCAGACAGGCTTCTCGATATCGACAGTTCGAAAACACTGCAAGGAGCGCAAGTGGCCAATTTTGCACGGCTACCAACGTCGCTTTGAAAAACAGGAAAAACGTAGCCTTACAACAATTATGCACAAAGTCTGAAATAATTGCTTGCGGTTAACCTAAGGTTGCCCTAAGGTGCGGTCAGCAACAAAGCAACAAAGGAATAAATACGTGACCTACAAAGCCGTGCACATTGCACCCGACAGCATTGACAACCTCCGTGTCCGCGCCATTTACGACAAAGCTAGCGCACTTGAACGCAAGGCTGTTACGATTGAAGCAGTGAACACCATGGACAAAGACGACCTCGAGGAGCTTGAGCAGTATGCTAACGCCATTTGCATCAAGTTAGTGGCGTTGCGCACGGCGTTTATGCTTGATCCAGGATTGTGAGGTTGCCTTACAGCATTGTGCGGTTCCTCGACACGCTGGGGATCGCCGACAACCACAACCCGCGCGACATCCCGTGGATGCCTAGCGCTCACGAGCAGGAGCCGCCGTTTTGAAACCGTTTAATTTCGAGTTCACTGAGGACATGGCGCACATACCCTATAAGCCGTTGTTGTGCTTCCTGCGCCTTTACGCCTCGAAGGGCCGGTTGGTTACACGCGAACAGCTTCTTGACTTTGCGTGGGAGGACAACCTTGAGGTTGAGGAACGTAACGTCGACACTGCCATTAAACGGCTCCGCCGTATGATGCCTGACGTTAAAATCAAAACAATGTACGGCCTAGGCTATGTTATGAGCACCGAGCAGGAATGGCCCTTCATGAAGATCACCGATACGTGCGATTGCTGCGGCCAAAGTATCGCCGTCGAGTAAATTAAAAATTGAGGTTGGGACACGTGACAGAATACGGCCAAAATGTTAAATGGGAGCTTGAGGCTAAGCTTAATGACCGCCTGCCACTGCACCGGCTGTTTAAACTTTACCGTGATCGCAAGTCAAACAAATGGTGCGCAAAGTGCAACTGTTACGTCACCAAATACCACCAACACTACAAAAATGAGGACTGAACTATGGATATGATTAAAGCAGCGGAGGCCACACTAAAGCTTGCCAAAGAGCACGACATGCACCTTTGCGAAAGCGACCGGCCTGAGTTGGACTACGATCACCTCGAAGAAATGCTTCGTCAAATGAGTGCGAATCAGTACGTTTGGTCCGAGGGTAAGCTGGGCCGTTGGCTGGGCTGGTTGCAGGCCAGCGTTGTCAGCCACGTTGACGGCGCTTCGCTCGATGTAATGAAAGAAATTAACACAGCCTGTAGAGGGGACTAAAATGGATATTGCAGCACGCGAACGACTAACCGTTTTGGTTACAGAATGCAACGAGGTTGTGCAGGCGGGGACCAAGGCGCTGCGCCATGGCTACCACAGCCACCACCCCGATTCGAAGCTGTCCAACGAGGACGACTTGGTCGAGGCGATGCTCGACGTTCTTTCTTTTTGGGAGGCAATTCTTGCCCACGGCGACATCAGTCGGGCGCGCGCCATGCAATTGGCTAGCCGCAGCGCACTTCTTGAACGTTTTGAAGAAAAGAAGAAATACATGCACCACCAATAATTCGAATCCGGTCGCCCAAAACGAAAAACCCCCCAGGACGTTGAGGGTCGCCGTGAGCAACTGGTAACGCGGACACCAAAGACACGAAGCGGAGCCAGAAACAGGAAGGCGCTAAGTTTCCTACAGCTTAGCGCCTTTTTGTTGTTGCAACCGTGGCTTGCGCCATGCTAACCCGTTTAGGTAGCAACCCCAAAAGGACCCCAAACATGAGCAACAGTGAGCGCCCGATCAGCGTGGGCATGGAGAACAACCTCCAACGTGAGTACCCAATCCTCGACAAAGGCTTTATCCGTGTGGTTGACTACATGGGTAACGACGAAGCCATTGAGCAGGCCGCACGGGTCAGCTACGGGACCGGCACCAAGGGCAAGAGCAGCCTTGGCAGTCTTATCAACTACCTGATGGAACACCACCACACCACGCCTTTTGAAATGTGCGAAGTTAAGTTGCACGTCAAACTTCCCGTGTTTGTGGCGCGACAGTGGATTCGCCACCGCACCGCCAACGTCAACGAGTACAGCGCCCGCTACAGCATCCTCGACAAGGAATTTTACATTCCGGAAACTGAACAGCTTGCGCCGCAAAGCAAAACGAACGGGCAAGGGCGCGACACGTCTCCGGTGGCCATGGCTGCAAACGCCCAAATGCTTATCCGCGCTAACGGCGATCGCACCTACGACCTTTACGACGGTTTGCTTGACCCCGAGGACGGCTTTTCCGTAGCCCGCGAACTATCGCGCATGGTGTTGCCCGCTAACATTTATACGCAATGGTACTGGAAGGTTGACTTGCACAACCTGTTTAACTTCCTTCGCCTGCGCGCTGACCCGCACGCACAAAAGGAAATCCGTGACTACGCCGATTGCATTTGCGGTATTGTGCGCGACTGGTGCCCGCTGGCGTACGAGGCTTGGAGTAACTTCGTTTACGACAGCGAAACGTTTAGCCGCGATGAACTTGATGTGTTGCGCCGCCTTGTGCGGGGTAGTGCCAAGGTTGACGAAATTTATGGCGGGCAAAACCTTAACCAACGCCAAATTGCGGCGCTTAACAAGAAACTGGACCTTGACTAATGAGCAACGGATTTTACGCAGAAGACGGTATGGGGCACCCGAAATGGCTGGACCAAATGCCGTTCACCCCAAACATGAGCTATAAGCTGGCCCCCGTGCCGATTAAGGACGAGGACGCTCACCTTATTCTCGATGTTGATGGTTTGGATAAGCTGAAGGCCATTTACGGGACAAAGGAGCAGGAGCCGCCAACGCGGGCCAACCCGCAACTGCCAGTCCTTGCGGCTGAACACTTCGCAACAGCCGACGGCAAACTGGTTATGTTCAGCTCTGCTGACTACCACAAGCTTTCGACAAACATCGAAACCATTATTCACGGCCTTGAGAACCAAATCAAGGAAATGAACAGTGTGCACGACGCCGAGCGCATTCGGAAGTACGGCGTAAGCCTTGACCAGTGGTACAGCGTGCGGAACGCGCTGCAAAACGGCTTGGAGGTCAAGACGGATGAAGCTTAAGGACAACGAAACCAAGTACCGCCGCGTCGTTGGCGACTTGGGCAACAAGCCGTCCGATGTGTACGACATCCTTAAGGCGTTCAACGTTACGTGCCCAGCCACACAGCACGCGGTTAAAAAGCTGCTGTGTCCTGGAATGCGGGGCGACAAGAACTACCTTCGGGACTTGCGGGAGGCTGGCCAAAGCGTAGCCCGTGCCGTGCAACTGGCTGAGCGCGACCCTGAGAATGCTGTTCCGGACACGCAAGTGCGGGACGTTTAATGGCACGCGGTACGTATGGCGGCAAGGTGAAAAAACTTTGCGAAATGTATTACGCAAGTAACCCACTGGCCAAGCCGAAAGAGGTGGCGAAGTTTGTAGGGTGTTCGACGGCATACGCCACTATCGCGCGCAAGAACTTCATGGAGAGGCACTACATCGTTGGGGTCGCTATCGGCCGTAACAGCCAGAACGGTGAGTGGCTGCGAAACGAAGCCTACAAAAACAAGCTTAAGCCAACGGAAGTGGTTGACATGTTGCTAACTGACGCGCGGCTGGACGACGAGGAAAATAATGCCGATAAAGAGCCCTAAACAAAAAGGCGCTTCAGGTGAGCTTGAGGCTGCACGGTTACTTGAGAAATGGGCGCATGAGTGCGGGTGCCCCCACGATCTCGAGCGCAATTTGGAGCAGGTCCGCAGCGGCGGTAGCGACCTAAACGGCGTGCGCGGGCTTGAGATTGAAGTTAAACGCGTGGAGCAGTTTGCCATCAACTCTTGGTGGAAACAAGTCTGCGAGGTTGCGGCTGAAACTGGCAAACGCCCCTTCCTAATGCACCGCGCCAACCGTAAACAGTGGTCGTTCCGCGTTCGCGCTTGGGTTTACCCCCACGCGGGTAAACCGCTTGATATTGACATGGACTTAGCCACGGCTGAATTGTGGTTTAAGGCTTACCTAAAGGACCAAGAAAATGAAATACCCAAAGCTTAACTTGCTCGCGAACCAAATTCATATCGCCAACCTTAAAGCCGGTTGGTGGGACGACTTTCTGCCTGAGAAACACACGCGCCACGAAACCGCCATGGCACTGGTGTTGAGCGAGATTATGGAGGGGCTTGAGGGTATCCGCAAGGGTATTAATGACGACCACTTGCCGCAATACCAAATGTTCGACGTTGAAATGGCTGACGCTATGGTCCGGCTGCTGGACCTTGCGGGGGCCTACGAAATCAACCTCGACTGCCCTATCACAGGGATTGTCGGTGTTGGCAACACGCTTGAGGACGAGATTCGTGATCGCGCAACCCTTAACCCCATGGCTGGCATTTACAAAGCCGTTCAATTTATTCTTGGGGGTGGGCAAAGACCAAGCGTTGTCATGGATAACCGTTACAGGGTGAAGAAGGCCATCGTTGCGGTCGTAACGCTTTACGAAGCTTACGGCACTCACCCAAACATGTTTGAAATTGTTGTCGTCAAGGTGGCGTATAACGCTCAACGGGCGGACCACAAAAAATCAGCACGCGAAGCGAAAGGCGGCAAGAAATGGTAAGTGACCCAAAAGAGCTTATGGTCGATCGACGTATTGGCAAAAACATCGACGCTGCGCGCCGCTTGGCAGGGCTGTCAATGTCAGGGCTGGCCAAAAAGGTAGGCGTAAGCCACCAGCAAGTTCAGAAGTACATTGTGGCCGAGAACCGCGTTAGTGCCAGCCGCCTTGTGACCATTGCGGAGGCGTTGGACGTTTCAGTGACGGAACTTTACGCGGGTGCGGTGTAATGGCAGTAGGCGTTGACTTTCAAGGGGCAAACTTCACCTTCCTCGCCCCTGCGGGGATGGAGGGCGAAGTTTATGACTTGCACGGCTTCCGTGACGAAAGGTGTTTTGTTTCGTGCTGGCGATTAAGCGAAGATGAGCTTGCCGAGGTGGCACGCACCGGCGTCGTATGGCTGCGCACTGAGGGGCAAAGGTTTTCGCCCTCGCTTGTGTCTGGTACAGCCCTAGTAACGATTGACGGCGCGCCTGCCAAGGCTGAGCCTGTTATGGTGCGGGTTGCAGACAAGAAAAAAGGTGTTGACCAAGAACCCTAATACCGCTACAACACTCCCACAGCAACAGGAGCAACAAAATGTTTTACAATTTTTCACCAGACCCGAACACTCGCGTTGATATTGGCCGCTGGGGCTACCAGCCGGTCCACATGGACAACCGCAACGAGGAAGGCGCAAACCTGCAACGCGGTTACGTCAAAGTCTTTTACGCCGACGGAAGTGTATCCACGCGGCTCACTACGGAGGCCGCAAAGTCTGCAATCTACCACGACATGCTCGCCCACGAAAAGCTCCACAGTATCGAAGCCCAGTGGGAATCGGTTTACGGTGCGGGTTTGGCGTAATGGCGCGGCACCTTTACATTGAGCTGGAAAACAGCGAAGCCGCCAACCTGCTTTATGACGACGTGGTTGCGTCGGCCCCCGATATTGACGTTGACGCCAACGTTACCCTTGAGCTAGACATCATTAAGGTGCGGACTGCGGACCCTGAGTATTTCAGCGACGAACTAATCGCCGTTGGGGTGCTTAACCCTTTCTTGCACGACTACCACATGGATGACTGATATGGGGTACTACCACAATTCGAAACCGGAAGCCTTGGCGTTCGGCGCAGCCCAGTTAGGTGAGTCAGGTGAGCAGTATTGGGAAATACGGGCTGAGCTTGAGGCTTTTAACGGTTGGGTTGTGGTGCTAGGACCCAAGACAAATGAGGTGCACCGCTTTGACCTTACAGCCTTGCTTGAGTGGTGCGAAATCGATATGGGTCGTGTACGTAAACGGCCTTTGTCCTACCGTCGCCCGCCCAGCGCTGCTATAGTGGCCGCACGGGCACAGGCCAAACGCGTAGCAGCGCCACCGCCACCGCCACCGCCACCGCCACCACCACCCGCTTGAGGTAACAATGACCAAAGACCAAGAATACGTTGTGCTTGAGTGTCGCGACACGCTAAACTTTGGCCGGTGGGGTGGTGAAGAAGGTTTCGCGCTTTGGGTACCGCGTGAGGACATAACGCGCGTGGCGCGGCGCGGTAACAAAATGGTCAAGGTTACGAGTACCTACGCTGCGATGCCAGGATTTGCCTTTATTGAACGATCCGAGTACCGTGAACTTTTGCGCCGCGCCCCCACGTGGCTTTACAACCCACGAGCGCACAAGTTTGACAGGACGGGACGCCCGTTTACCTGCCTTTTAAGCGAGTTGCAGCGCATGTCGGCTGTGTTGGCTGGGGAAGCCAACCCGCACCACGTAAGCGCCACCACAGCCCCGCACAGCGAGCCCACGCCGGTGGTTTACGAGGTTGGTGCCAAGGTGCAATGCGTTGCGGGGCCGTTTGCCACTTTCATCGGCATTGTGCAGCCAAACAAGACCAAACAGACGGTTCGTGTTAAATTTGGCACAACTTATGTCAGTCTAGCTCCTAAATTACTAGTGCTGGTAGCGTAAGGCGCGTTTTGCGCGCTAATCCACAAAATAAGCTTGTGAAGCGAAGCTGGTATCGGTTAGCGATGGCGTGGGTGTGGCACTTTCCAACCTAGGTCGTGGCATTGGATGCAGGCGGGGTTATTGTGCCCGAAGCACATTTGGACCACGGTATGTTCTATAAACAGATGCTCAAAAAGGCGTTGCATACGCCCATATACATGACCGCGGACAACCTTTGTCATGCGATTGGTGAGTATTTTGAGTGGTGCGTGAATTACCCACTTCTTGAGGATAAAACAAGCGTTAGCCAAGGCGAAATTATTCGCTACGAGACGGAAAAGATGCGGGCGTTCAGCATGGGCGCTATGTGCAACCATTTGGGGATCTCTGAGGCGAAGCTTAAAAGCTTTAAGCAGCTTGGTGACGACTGGGAGCGCGTTATTGACATGGCTGAGTCCATTGTCCGCAGCCAAAAGTTTGAAGGCGCGGCGGCTGGGCTGCTAAACGCCAACATAATCGCCCGCGACATTGGTCTAGCTGATAAAGCTGACGTTGCCCTTTCCGGTGGCACCGGCGCTGACGGCGCGCGTGCCCCGATTACGTTTGAAATCCAACCCGTGGCCAGTGGCACGTTCCTAAGCCCTGACGAACCACAGGCAACCGACACCCCGTAAGCACGCGGGGTTAAACCCGTGAGGCTCACATGGAAAATTACACTAAAGACGCTTGCGGCCCCGCGCCCTCGTTGAACCTAACAGGTGTGGCGTACCCACCCGCGCAAGTTCCAGCTGGCGGACCTGTTGCAGCGCCTTCCAGCCCAGACTTCGAACATACGGTTCTTTGCGACCCCAACACTAACGACCGTGTGTTTGTAACAACGGCCTACGACCCCACAACAGGGGTTCCGACGGTTACAGCGGCAAACTTGGATGGCAGCCCCTACGGTGGCCCGATTGCAGACCTTGTGGCTTGTGGTGGTGGCAGCGTTGAGAGCGATGGCCAGCCTTATTGCCTGAATGGCGACAACTTTACGCAATGGGTGCTGAAAGATAACGGTGAGCCAACAGGCGACGTTATCTGGACCGACGCAACCGGTGCTGTAGTTGCGCCCGTTGTTGGTGCCGTTGTTGGTGTTTGCCCTACAGGAAAAACTGTTGGCTTTGACGTGGTACATGGCCGCGACACAGTCACAGGGGACCAAATCGAACGCCGCTACGTCCTTTTGGACCACGGTACAACTGAAATCACCGACTACATCAATGGAGTACCCCAATTGACACAATCAGGCAACTTTACTGAGAACGCCGCGCAAGTAAGCGTTCAGGAACAAACGTGGTTCGCCACGAACCTTGGAAACGGCATCGGCGACCCTGAACATGGCCGCGTCTCCGAACTTACGCGCGTTGCGCGTTATGAGGATGGCGTTCTTCAGCCGTACCAATACGTGAACAAGCTGGGCACTGACGTCACCGCTATTGTGACAGTGGCCCCATGGGACTTGTCTGTTGCTCAACAGCGCACTATCACAGGTAACGGCGATATTGCTGGCCTGACCGACACAGCGCAGGCTATTACGTGGGCTTCGGCTGTTTCAACTTACGCTGAGGTTTACATCAACGCCGAAGACGGAAACGTTATCTGGGACGTTAACGGCGCTGTACCGACTGCCAACTTCTCCGAAGACGAGAACGGTGGCACAACAATCCGTCTCTTGGACCGTGACGAAATGGACGCGTTCCGTATCGCCGCACGCGTTGCTGGTGAGGATGCCAACCTGTCATGGACAGAGTGGAATATCGCACCAGACGAGGACTAAACCCTTAGTGACTTTATGGGCGGCCCCTGCAAAATGGGGTCGCTTATTAAATTCACTTTTGAAAAGGTTGTAACATGACACACTCAGCTTCCAGTTACCACGATCAGATCTTTGGTGTACTTGGTGAGGACGCTTCCGTCGTTATTGACGAAGATGCGCCTCCAGGCGACGTTGATGGTGATGTTGCGCCACCGCAGGAACCCGTTGTTTTTGAACAAACAAACGGTGACGGCCCTGCGAACGACGTAGTTTTGGAGTAACAAAATGCCCCGTAAACATTCAACCGCAGGCTACCACGACCGCCTTTTTGGCGTCGTCGGTGAAAACGTTACGTTTCAGTTTGAATTTCTCAATGGCGTGTCTGGTACGTTGGCAAACGGTGTGACATGGGCACGTGCGACAAATAACGACCCCGTGATTGACGGCTTGAACGGTGACCAACGTGTTGAAAGCAACTCCTTAATCACTTTCACGTTTTCGGGGCCTGTTAACTTCCAAATGAGCAACACGACTGACGCGGCGCTCGGCAACCCACTGATGTGGACACACTCGAACGTTAACCCGCCACCTAGTGTTGCAAGCGGGCCTTTCAACCGCATGGACGCAAACGGAACCTCGATGGTTTACACCCCCGCAAGCGTTGACTTTCAAATCGACATCCAGAGCACCCAAACCGCTTGGGCTGGCATGCCGCAATCTTCCGGCAACCGTGCGCAAGACGACTGGGGAACCCTCGTGGCGTCGGGGGCCACTGTTGTCACTATACAGAGCGTCGACAACGACGCCTACAATGTAGCTGTGCAACCAGTTTAAGGAGCTGCAAATGACTTTTTCCGAAAGCTTTGAAAGCGACTTAGTCCAGTCCCGCGTTGTGTGCTTTACGCCAAACAACATCGTTCTGCCCACGGAAAGCCTTGTTGAGTTTTACGTTGTTGCCGAAGACGGCAACGAAGACGTTTTGGGCTACGGCAATGATACGGTTTTTGACCCCTTAAACCTACTTGCTGCACCGGCGGACGCTGTTCGCTCCTTGGGTGCGTGCTCCTGCATATTCCTTGACGCGGATGCGCCTCTTGACACGTATTACGCGTTCGGTAACGTGGGGCTGGCAACAAATCTTATCGGGCGGTCCGTTTCCGAATCTGACACGTTTTTTAATCCCACCGGCATTGGCATCGCGAACGCTGTTGTTGACACACTTCGGTTCATTGGCCCCCGTGGTAAAATCATTGAGGTGGAGGCTACTGTTGTTCGGCTGAACGGCGGGAGCAACCAGCCTATGCGCTGGCAGGCCGTTTCGACCCGTTGGGTTCACCCAAATGTTTCTGATGACTTTGACATTACCATGCGAGTGTTGCCCGACCCGGACACAGGGTTCACGTTTGCGCCGCGATGGCGGATGCGTTCGTCAAGCGTGGGCGCTGGTGAAAGTATCAATTTCAGCGCGGCCAATCCTGTCACGCAGTACATCAACGGCGGCGGTGGTATTGGCCTAAACCTGCCATATTCGGGTGGTTGGAACAACAACAACAACAACAACTTTTCGGCTTTCGGTTTTGCAGAAAGCAACACACTGAATTTCCGCCTTAACGGTCAGGCTGGTGTAGGCAAAACCGCCCAGATTGACTTCCTAACAGGCCCCGCTGCAATCGAAGTTGATGAATGCTCCTTGTTGCAGCATGCTGACATCGCGGCGCTTCGGTTGGCTGATACCGCGCTGGACGAACGGGTCACCGTTCTTGAAAACGCGGTTGACGAAGACATTACGCCCATTACGTTTAAGATTGCTGAAGTCGAAACTGGCGGACTGGCAAACGGGGCTAACGGCGCGTATGGCACAAACACAACGCCGTTTACGTACACGCCCGACAAGGACGTTGAAATCACAGTGGTTAACTCCGCAATCGTGGTTAACGGTAGCGGTTTCCTGCGGGTTGGCACAACAGACACGGCGGCCGATGTTTTTAGCGCGTCTGGAAACCGGTTGTTGCCTAACGATCCTGTCAAAACCTACACGTTCTCAGCCACAGCGGGCGTTGAACTGTTTTTCAACTTTACTGCGGGCGGTGGCTCAGTCGTTAGCAACGCGGTCATGGATATTTCAATTTCATGCGCCGACGGTGAGGTTGATCTGGCACAGGTTTACACCCAAGATTGCCGTGATCGAACAACCGTTATTCACGTTGCAGATTGGGACACAACTGCTCCGGGAGTTGTTACATCGGGAAACACTGTTGTGTTTGGTGGGGCTGGTACCATTGGCGGCGTGGCAACGTACGATATGACAGTCGTTGAGCCCTCAAAGCTGCACACGTTTTCCGCACTGTTCTCAAAAAATGCGGTAGGCGGTGAGGTTGTTGGGCTGCTGGTTGAGGTGCTCCAAGGTGGCGCTGTAATCGCCTCACTCGATATGCCTGATATCACAACTGCAACCCTGACAAGTCAAAGCGTTGACTTCTACCCGACTGGTGACGTGCAAGTTCGCATTACCGACACAACTGCGGTGGGGGCTGCGCGTGACGCTCGAATGGCTTTTGCTGAAATTCTGCAAACTTGCCAATCGTTCGACCCATCGGAACTAAACGAACGTGTAACGGCTTTGGAAAATGCTGTTGTGCAACCACCCGTGGGTGACTCCGCAATTTCGGTGAAAGCAGCGGGTTCAGTTTTGCAGACCGGTGTCGCACAGGAAATCGTTAACGCGACTGTAACCAAAGTCACCGGCGTTTCGGGGACGTATGACATTACGTTTCTCAACGACGCGCCAACGGCCACATATCCGGTTCTTGTCACCATGGGGGCGTTGCCCCAGAACGACGACTACCAATGGGCTTACCTAAACCGGACTGTTAGCGGGTTCCGCGTTGAAATCCGGGAACAGGATAACGGCGCGGCGGCGGGTGTGCTGCGGGACAGCGATTTCAGCTTTCAAGTTTTAACGTTAGGATAACCAATGGGCGATTTTATTGTCACCGGATACGACAGCGAAAGCTTAGCGCCGATTGAGCGTACGTTGGCCGAAGTTGCAGAGGTTTCCTCGCCGGAACTCCAAGTAACAAAGTCGACCTTGTACCGGTATGAAACACGATGGGCGGAGGAAAGCGGTCGCCTGTCCTCTGGCCAGTATCAATACAGCTACGGTAACGGCGCGACAGGTGGCACAGGAATTCAAGTGCCTCCGGGAAAGTGGGTCATAAGTGAGTTGTTTTTTAACGCTGATACTTTCGGCGTTAGAGATTCTTGCGAGATTTCAATCCGGGATATCAGGGAAACAGGGCCTTCCTCCGGAGCCACCGTTGTTGCCGCTGTGTCACTACCCAACCCAGTGGTGCCACTGGACTTTAACGCGCCGAGCCTTTACGTTGATCTTGCTTCAGACTTTGCAAAAAACTTGGGGCTTGACGTTTTCGAAGTGCCAGAAAACGCGGTACTAGCTATTCGCACGGATAGTTCGACTGGTGGTATTTCGGACGTTCGTGTTGGTTACGTTTTGCGCAAGGTTGAAGGCGAGTACGTAAGCGACGTTAAAATAGCAGGACCCTAAAACAGTGCAGTGAAAAGGGCTCCGATATGGGTGTCGAAGGTAAATTGGTTTTAACTGTTGCAGGAACAGTCCTAGCCGCCACAATAGTGGCTTCGGGGACCTTTATTTTTTCGTCCGCGCAACAGACAAAAACAAACGAAGAAATGATCGCTCAGTTACGAATCGATTACAATCGAATCGAAGAAAGATTGGGCGAAGTTGAGGACTGGCAGGATTGGTGGCCAGCTAACGGGGAACTTCGAATGGACGTACAGCAAAACGCCAGCATCCGACAGCTTGAAAGCAGCGTTGAGTCGTTAAGAAACCTTTACGACCGTCTGGCTGACGTTGTAACCCAACTTCGAATCACAGGCGGTCGCGGCCAATGACTTGGGAGCTGTTGCGGGATATTATGGCCATTGGGTCGCCATTGGTAGCTTTCATTGTTTTGGTGGCAGGCCTACGCTTTCACGCTAAAGCAGCGGTTGCGAAAGACGCTGAGCACGATGAGAAGATTGCTCGTGTCGAGGATCAAATCCAAGTGATGGCTGTTTTAGTGGCCACACTAAAGGAACGCTCTGAAGGGTTGCGAACGCACCTTGACAAACGTTTCGACGCGATGGACCGCCAAATTTCGGAAATATTCCGCCGGTTAAACAAATAGGAAAAGGCGCAGGACCAATGATTAACCCCTTTAAGTACCGTCCCTCAAAAGACGTCGGTGGTGAGCTGCCGGATGACTTCGAGGACTGGGCTGACAACCCATTAAGCAACTTTGCCGCGTGGTTTAGCGTCAAGATTTTGCCTAAAAGTTGGTGCGAATTGGAAGGCCACTGGACGGGTCGTGTTACGCTGTACCTTTGGGCAGACTGTGCGTGTTGCCACGCCATGCGTTTCCTAACATTGGGCCTTGCGCTTGGCCTCGTTTTGGGTGTAGCAATGGCAACTGTGTTAATCAAACTTGGAGGGCTTTAAAATGGCTTGCAATTGTGGAAACAAACGTCGCGCGCCAAACGGCACGCTTGCACCGCGCCCAGTGGCAGTTAACTCCGCCACTAGCAAGGTCGCCAAGGCCGCGCAGTACCAAAGCGCCACGGTGGCCGCGCCTACGGGGCCAGTAACCAAGCGTCAAACCGTTTAAGGTGCAAATACAGGTCGGCGAAAAATTTACGGCACTGTATCAGGACCAACACGAACACTACGCCTTTTATGGCGGGCGGGGTGGCGCGAAGTCGCACCACATTGCTGATTGGATTGCACTAACATCGAGTAAGCAACCAGAGCGTGTTGTTTGCGGGCGTGAGTTTCAAAACAGTATCCGTGACTCCGTTAAGGAGCTGATCGAACAGAAGATCCGGAAGAACGGCCTCGAAGACGATTGGCGTAGCACCGACCGAGAGCTGCTTAACGTTGTCACAGGTAGCCGGATTAGTTTCCTAGGTATGAACCGCAACCCAGAAAGTGCTAAGTCACTAGAGGGCGCGACCATTTTTTGGGGCGAAGAAGCGCAAACCTTTACGAAGCGAAGCGTTGAAATAATTGTACCGACCATTCGTGCCCAAGGGTCCCGCATGGTGTGGAGCTGGAACAGTCGCTTTCGTACCGACGAAGTTGACGTAATGTTCCGCGGTGGGGTGCCACCGGAAAAGAGCTACATTTCGAACGTAAGCTGGCGTGACAACCTATACTTTTACCGGACGCGCATGCCAAGCGAATTCCGTCGCAGCTTGCGCAATAACCCTAAGCGCCACGTGCACATTTGGGAAGGTGGTTACGACGAGAACCCTGACGCCGCAATCTTCACCAACTGGTCCGTTGGCAGGCCGTCGCACATACCGGACACGGTGATCCCTCGCTTTGGCCTTGACTTTGGTTTTAGCGCTGACCCTAACGCGGCTGTTAAGGTTTACGTGATCGAGGCCAAAAACGACGACGAAGAGGACATTATTTACGTCGCGCAGGAAAAGGTTGTTCACAACCAGCCCATTCGCAGCCTGCACACAACACTTGATAGCTTAAGCGAGGTTCGGGACTACGAGGTTATCGCGGACAGTGCCTCGCCTTCGAACATCGATCATCTTGTAATCCAGGACGGCTTTAACGTTTACGGCGCGCGCAAAGGTCCTGGATCAGTGGTTGCAGGCATCAGCTTGATGCAGGGCTTCCATATTATGGTTGACCCCGATTGCCCCATAACGGCGAGCGAGATAAAAAGCTACATGTGGCACTTGGACAAGTCCGGTCGGACGTTGCCCAAGCCCGCTGAACATCAACAGGACCACTGCATTGACGCCATACGTTACGCGGTGGAGGACCTTACCACATCCCTTCTTGACGAAGAAGGTGGCGTGGACCATTTGTAACGGAGCCCTCAATGGCAGGAATACGCAAATTTTTTGGGAAGGCGCGACCGGAGCGCGCCCCCACGGAGGCCCCCGTTCATCCCGAAGTGCTAAACGTGAACGGCGAATTCGGCGCTGTCATTGTTCAGTGGAACGATCACATTCAAGCGGCGTCTGCACTAAAGCATCCTATTGTTTCCCGCGCCTTGAACAAAATTGCGGAGTCCGTACAACAGGTTCGTTTTGTTGTTGTCGAGGACGAGCTTAACCCCGTGCGCGAAGGCTTGGCAGGCACCAAGAAAAAGATTCAGGCCGTTCTTGACTGCCCCAACGACGGACAGTCCGCGGCGCAGTGGCGGGCGTGGATGTCGCTCAACTGGAGCGCTTACGGTCGTGTACCTATGCGGTTCAGCGTGGGCGCGGTGGACAGCACGTTGGTTAACGGCGTTTACCCTCTCGAAGCGCGGTGGACACGAGCCAAAATTAACAAACGCGGCGCGCCGACGGGCTACAACTACGGGGATCTGCAAAGCACACAGCGGTTCGACAGCCACTTTGCGTGGAAGCAAAAGTCAAACAAGAGTGCAGGCTTTGCCGACCAAATCTGGCGCGGCGGGTTAAAGGGCTTCCAGGACAAAGACGACCGCAACCACGTGTTGCAGTCAATTGGCCTGCCATCAGAGGTCATTCGGTTGTTACTTATCCGTGCAGCTCAAACGGCTGCGGGGCACCCTAATGTTCGTTACCTTGTAACGTGTGGCCGCACGCTTACCGAAGCACAGAAAACCGCGTTGCGTAACCATTTGAACCAAAAGCACGGCGTTGAGGGTGACGCCTCCGGTAACATTCCGGTGCTTAACAACGCCGCTGACGTTGTAATACACAAGCTCGACAATGACCTTTCGGACATTCACAGCAAAATGCCTTCAGACGATATGGCACGCCTGATCTTTGGCGGCTTTGGCATTCCCATCGCCCTTGCCGGTATTGGGGCGGCGGACGGCGCTAAGTTTGCCGGTAACTACATCGAAAGCCGTAGCGCTTTCTGGGAGGACACTATTATCCCTGCCCACCTAACACCGCTGTGTTCCGGCCTTACGAATTTCATGTGCCCCGAAGGTTTGGTTATCCGGCCACAGCTTGACGACATCGAGGCGGTTAAGGACGCACGTGTGCGGCGTATGCGCGAACTACGCGACGTCAACTACTTGACCACCACCGAGAAGCGGGCCTTGTTCGGCCTTGAGCCTAACGAAAACTTGCCGGAGCTTATTGCATCGGGCGGCGCAAGACCATCGCCAAACAACGGAGAACCTAATGGATAAAAGTTCACACATTGCAGGTAAAGCCTACACGAAGGACTCAAGCTCCTTTGGCGACTGGAAGGCTGGCGACAAGCAACACCACGATTTTGCGTTTAAGCAACTTTCGGGGGACGAGCTTCTCAAAGAGCTGGGCTTTAAGAATTTGGACGACGTTCCTCCTGGTTACATCGCAGGATGGGCCAGCACGCCGGACTTGGACCTAGGCCGTGACGTTGTCGCCACGGGGGCCTTTACAGAGTCCCTTGAAGAACGCGGGTTGCAAGGGCCGGAAGGAATTAAATTCCTACTGCACCACGACCGCCGTATGCCAGCCGGACACATTGTCAAGCTTGAGCAGCGCACGGGCGGTTTGTGGATCGAAGCGCAAATGGATTTGGGCATCACATACGTCAACGACTTTTACCTCGCCAGCAAGGCGCAGGGCGGGTTTAGCTTCTCAATTGGTTATCGCCTTAAGGAAGGTGGTTTTGAGTTTGTGGACAAAGGTGATGACGTGGACTTGCCAAAAGTCGGAACGAAGCAAACCGTGTTACCCGTTGGGTAAAAGGTTTGTCGAAGCCTGACGTAATCGAGCCTCCCGTGCAGGACGACTCAAAGCAGCTCCAAAAAATTGGGGATGCGTTTGCCGGACTTAAACTGGCGTTAACCTCTGAGCCTGAGTAAAGGAAATATCCCATGGCCCACGAAACCAAAAAGACCCCGTACAACGTTCTGCGTAACCGCCCTATGGTGGCGGGCGCAGTGCACACTAAAGACGCTACCAACGATGACCAAACTCGCGAAGCTGGCCTCGAAGCACTGACGAAAGAAGTTGGCGAGGCGACAACGCTCATGGCGAAGTTTGCCTCAGAGTACAAAGAAACTGCGAAAATTGTGACCCAACTGCAAAAAGACGCTGAAGCTCGCGGCGGTGCGGACGACGAGCTCAAAGCCAAGATCGAAGAAAGCGCCAACGCGATGGCTGATGCTTTGGCCAAGGCGCAAGCCTGTGAAACTGCACTGGACACTTTCAAAGCTGAAATGGACGCGCCGATTTATCGCAACGCGGGCGATCTGAAAGATGCTGACATGAAAGCTGCAATTGAATTGCAGCGCCAGCGCCACAAACATGCAGGCGGCGAGGACACCGATTTCGTTGAAGATCTCGACAACCTCGTTGAAGCGAAGCACTACCGCTCCGCAATGCAAAAGCTTGTGCGCCACGCCGGTGTTAAGTCACGCGCCGAAGTTGTGCGTACCTTCAGCGAAGACGAGCGCAAAGCCTTTGAGGCCGCGTCACTCGACTCTGCTTTCTTTATGCCGGAAATGCTGGGCATCGAAGTTGACTGTGAAATCGAATGCGCTTCCATGCTGGACCTTTACCAGCAAGTAAGCGTAAACCGTTCGAGCTTTATGTTCCCACACGTCGAAAGTTACGGCGATATCGGTACGTACGACTGCGACGCCAAATGCGACGCCGAATACGGCCCTGAGGGCAACATCACGTGGAAGAACGGCATGGCCTACGACTACCGTGGGGCATTCTGTTTCCAACGCCACGTTCTGAACGAAGCAAACTACGACTTGCTCGGCTTTATGTTCCGCGCGGCGCAGCGTTCACACCGCATCAATCGCAACGAAGTCCAGATCACCGGCGACGGTGTGAACCAGCCTTTGGGTTGGTTGACAGCGGACTGCTTCACCAAGGTTGCGGCTCCAAACGCAAACCCAACACACCAAGACTTGCGTCAGTTCCTTGCGTCGGCCCCCGTTGAGTACGGCGACACCACCGCAGTGATGCACCAAAACGTGTTCGCGTACTTTGCTTCAATGGTTGACAACAACGGACGCTTTATCTTTGGCGACAACCTGATGGGCTTCAGCCCAAGCGACGTCGTTGACCGCATTCGTATTTCCAACTGTCTGCCTGACCCTACTGAGGGCCAGACACTTGGTTCCACGGCTGCACCGTTCGCTTCTGGTTCATTTATCATGGCTGCGGGTGTTTGGGAGCAGGCTTACGCTTCCGTTACCCACACTCCGATGATGATGGAGCAGTTTATTGGCGGCTCCTCCATGTGGTGCGTCAAGTACCAATTCGGTGCAAAAGACGGCGGGTTTGTTTCCTGTTGCCCAGCGGCTCGCACGTTCCAAGCGGGCTAAGCCTACACTAACCACGTCGGTCCCTTAAACTGGGGCCGACACAAATTTCACTCCCGTAGGAGAAACACAATGCAAACCAATATCGGTATCCAAGTCACTGGCCGCATCATGCACGCCGGTGGCACTTTCGGCGAAATGGATATTCGCCACCACACGCACTTCGGCTTCAGCTTTTTGGTTACAGCGGACCTCGCTGCTGACGCTGTTTTCAATGTCGAAGCTGCAATGGTTGACCCTGCTGACAATTGTTCCGCTGGCGCTTACGCACCGGTAAACGAAATCAGCATCTGCGACCGCCCTGAAGTTCCCGGACTGGCAACGTTTACGATCCCCGCTGGCACGGTGGCCGGAACGTGTATCGCCGGAACAATCCCTTGTCGCAGCGGTGCGTTTATCCGCTTGGCGGATGGTGGCAACACCGCTGACGTTGAAGTTGTTGGCCTTCTCAAAGGCCCAACCATGACGGGCGGCGCTTCGCAGGACGCGTACAGCTAAGCCATGCGCGTATTGATAGCAGGACCAGTTAAAGTCAAGGCGGGCAGAACTGCCCGCCTTACCGTAAAATGCCCAAATGATGTTAACAACGCTTTTATTGAGGTGTTTTCCCAACTTGACGAGGACGAGGAGCCGAGCCCCCATATCCCGTCGCACCAAATGGCTGTCCTTCACGAAGGTCGGCCGATTTTAGTTACCCCTGCAAACTTCAAGCTAAACCGCCTAGCGGGTAGCGGCAAGCGGGTAGTCGAAATCAACACAAATCACAATCGCCGTTTCTTCCTGTACCAACAGGTTGACACCGCGAAGGACCCCAAGGTTAAAGGAAGGATTGTCAGCTATGGCAAAGGAAGAATTGGAAAACAAATTGCAGCGGCGCGCAGATGGCTTTGTGGAGCTTTTGGTTACAGGTGACATCGCCGTTTTTATGCTGCGCCGTGACCCCACAACTGTAATGTCAGGCGGTCAGGAAATGGCCACGTTCTCCTATCACTCGGCTATGACACAACCGGCTACACGTATCCAGTGGCCTGCAACCGACAACGTCGCCGTGTTCCCGCGTGCCGTCGCAAACGGCCTTATCGCAAAAGGCCACGCCCGCCACCCCAACGATGAAGAAGTTGCGGCGCTGGAAGAAATTCTTGCGCAAGTGGATGAGCCTGCTGAGGAGCCTGACCCTGCGCCTGCCAAAGAGCCTGCGCCCGCTAAGGAGCCGGTTAAGCCCACTAAGCCGCCTAAGCCCGCTAAGCCTGCCCCTACCCCCAAAGAGTAAGGGTAGGGCACGCCTGCCCCCTTACAGCGAGTGTGTGCAGGCCCTACAGATTACAGCAACATCGCGCATTTAACCCTAACTGAAAGGATACGCCGTGCGTCTCTATGTAAAAGAACCTTGCGGTGCTCGTGCCGCACCAACGACAGTCGTTTCCGCACCTTGCTTCACTTGCAACTAAAGTGAAATAAGTTTTGGAAATTAGCGGTTCTCGCCTAGCGGGAACCGCGAACCCACTAAGGAGCTAAACCGTGATAAACCTAAACGCTGACCCCCGAAACGGAGCGCTCGCCAACGGTGGGGCCTGTGAAACATGTTGCTGCGAAAAGATTGGCATGCGACTCGGGGAAACAAACCTCGTTGAAATTAACTACGCACCGTGGAGCCTGCCCATTGGCGGCGGCTTGGTCAACGGGTCCTTTAAGTACCATGTTGAAACCAACTCCGACGCGTGCGACGCTGCTTTCGCAGCCCCGAACCAAACCCTTGTTACTGCGCTCGACACACCGCTGGTTATTGATGTTGACGCCAACGTGGACGTCGCGGGCGCGTACACCTACAACGTGCTCCCACTGAGCGATCCAGAGAACGGCGTACTCGACACCACGGGGGCCGACATCGTTTACACCCCTAACTCGGGGTTCGAGGGTTACGACTACTTCGCCTACGAACTTACGGATGCCAGCGGCGCAACTGACGTGGTAGTGGTTGAAATCAATGTTGGCACCCATCGCCAGCTTGCCTCGCTTAACCGCATGGCCACCGTGCCTTACATTTCGCGTAGCTCCGTGCAAATTACGCCCCACACGCATGTGGTGCGGTTCCCGTTGTTCATGCCGCGCACTTGCACGCCTTGCGAGACACACCGAATCACTTTGAGTGTTAAGGCGCGCGACTGCAACAACAACACCTACGAGCACTTCACTTGCCTCGACATTACGTGTAAGGACTGTTAATGCCTATTATTTCCTCAGGAGCGCACCAACAGGTGCAGCAGCAAAACGGCGCGGCGTTTTCTCTTGAGGAAATTCTGCCGCTTGAGCTAGTCCGTGAGCACACCCGAACGGACGACGTTCCCAACGTCAGCGACAGACAACTTGAATTGTACCGCCACGCTGCGCTTGTCGCGGCGCATGAGTACACAGGTTTGCTTCTAACCGCGCAAGAGGTTCGCACCGAGTCAGTTACGTTGCCGCAAATACCTATGGGAAGCCTTTGGGTGGAGCGAACGGTTCCGACAACGTTCGAACACCAAGCTGAGCAAGTGTTTGCCGAAAACTTCGTTTGGTTTTACGGCATAAGGAACTCCGCCCCACAGCGGGTGCCTGTTACAGTAGGTTCCAGCGTGGCACAATTACCGCGCACGTTCATGGACTTTGGTTTAGGGTGCTGCACCGGCAAAGGCTCAAACGCGCTTATCCAATACGTTGCGGGCTTTGACTGTGTGCAAAGCATCCCACCACAAGTGCAAGTCGGGGCCTTAAAGTACATCGCGCACTTGCTTGAAAATCCTGGGGACAACGTGTCCGTCAGCACCGTCGGTGGAGCTGGTGGTGGGGTGGGCGTTGGTGAGTCCTCCAACCCCGCGTGGGCAAGTGGTGCAATTGAAGTTTGGCGGAGCATTAAGCGAGACGCGTTATGAAAAGACCACACCTAGCGGAACTGCGCCACATGGTGCAGCTCTGCACGCAAAACGACGTTGTTGAATCAGACGGGTTGTTTAAATTGCGGCGCTCCGTGGCTCTTAAAGGTCGTGTTAAAATTGAGGCTAATTCAGCGAGCAACTTTAACCCGCAAGGTGGGGCTTACGACGGCAACCGCGAAAAGCGCACCCACCTCATTACCATGCGCTACAACCCGCAGCTGATTGTGACTAACCTCGCGTGGATTTACGAGGCGCGGCGCAAAAGCGCGCCACGTTGGTTCAAGATCCTTAAGGTAAAGCAAACCGAGGACGCTGGACCACCTTACTTTGTATTCGATTGTAAGCTTCGTGAGCTAAGTGACTTAGCGCCGGAGCCTGCACCAAATGGAACCTTCCGACCTACCGTGCCGCTTCCTGACGGGATTGACCTTTGACGCTTTTTAACTTCACCAACTGGCGGAACTTTGCCCCTACCAAGAACTTGCCCTTGCTGGGCCGGTGGCTGCACAACGTGGGAGATGAGGCGCAAGCCGTCTTCCGTGCTGGCATGACAGGGGCGCACAGCGGTCTCGTGTACCGCAAACGCGGGGGCCGGTTGCACCAAGCCTCAGCGCCCAATGAGTACCCCGCTAACGACTCGGGAAGGTTGCTAGCCTCGATGCGCAAACGTAAGCGCAAAGACGAAGTCACTATCGGCACCACAGCCGCGCACGGGCGTTACTTACGCTCAGGCACAAGCCGGATGCGACGCCGTAAGATGAGCGACAACGCGCTTCTCGAGGGTGGTGCGCGCGCGCGGCAAGCCTCGCGGGGCTGGGTGGTGTTTCGCCGTCTACGCGAAAGATCAAGACAGGAAAGGTCTTTGAATGGCTAACGAACCAACACTACCGGCGCTCGCCAAGGCAATCGCCACGAACTTTCCTGAACTTACCAACCGCGTGGTTGCTGTAACCGAAGTTGAGGCGTTTAACCAAACGTCTGACTCAGTTAAACTGCCCCTCGCAATCGTTGCGCTCCTTTCCGAAAAGGGAACACAGCGGGCGGATGGCGGCGGCAACGTAAACGTTGAAGACGACATCATCGTTCAGTTTATGTTCACCCCCGAGAAGTACACCAACGCTGAAGACCGTGACACGCCGTTCTTTGCGTTTTACGACTACGAAGCCCTGCGGGACAAACTGCTAAGCCTGACAAGCTTTTGGCGGAGCCCACGCAACGGGGGCCTCAGCTACCAGTCGTTGGAGCTGGAGACGGACGAATCGGCTGTGTACGTTACGTTTCGTTTCAAGCTCACTGAAAAGCTTTGTGTTGACCCGTTAACCGAAGCTAGCAACTTTACGGTTAACGTCAAAACTTTGCCCGCTAGTTTGCCTTAACCGTATCCCAAGGAGAAGACCGTATGGAACGTATTGAAGTTCGCGCCGTAAAAGGGCGCATCGCACGGGTGGAGCCTAACGGCCCGATTATCCCGCAAGAAGGTTACACCACTGTCAACAAGACGCGTTACATTGCGCGCCTGTTGGACCATTGGGGTGACATTGAGTTGAAGCCTTCGAAGGTCGATAAGGCCCCCGAGGTTCCAAAGGTCCCTAAACCGGACAAACCCGCAGTCAGCAAAAATGCCGACAAAGACGCCAATAAAGGAGCTTAAACACCATGGCTAACGATCTACTGCGCGACGGTTTTGTCCGCATTTGCTTCGACCTGACAAACAACGTTTTCGGAGACCAGTGTTCCGTTGTTATTGAAGGGCAATTTTATGACGATGGCGGTGGCAACGCGGCCACGCCTGACACGCTTATGAAGGTGACTTCAGACGGTGACCTTGACTCCAACTTTGGTGCCGGTTCCGTACTGTCCGAAGCGCTTAAGACGGCACTTAGCTGCGGTGGCGGTGGTGGCGTTGAGTTTTACGCGTTGCCACGTGCGGACGCTGCGGGTTCCACCGCTGCGGAGTATGAAGTAACTGTTACGGGTCCAGCCACAACAGACGGTCGCGTCGATATTTATTGGGGCGACTCACGCTGGAACATCAGCCTTCGCGTAAACACGGGCGATACGGCTGCGGACATCGCCACAGCAATCGTTGCGGCAACCGACAACACATTCCCTTACACTGTGACAGCAGCGGGCGGAGTGGTTACATTGGTTGCGAAGAACAGCGGGACCGTGGGCAACTTCCTCGAAGTCAGCTACAACTGGCACGGGCGCAACAAGTACGCGCCTGAGGGTGTCACGGTTACAACTGCTCAGACGGTTGTTGGCGCTGGCAACCCTGCCCCAACGGACCACGCTACGGTTCTTGGCGATTGTTGCGTTTGCGCTTTGGCGGTCCTTACGGACGACGACGCTTGGCAGGATTCTGCTAACACGTATCTTGAGGCCGCGTGGGCGTGCGACGAGCCACAGTGCTTCGGCCACGGTTACACCTACAACGCCGGTACTCTTGGTCAGGTTTTGGCAGGCGACACCAATAGCGAAACACTTTCGCGTCTGGCACATGGCGAGGGTGACCCAATTCTGCCTTGGCTGAAGGTTGCCGCATACGCCGCAACGTCAATCGCACTGACGCTTGATAACCCCGAGATTGCTATCCAAGGGCCAACGTTCGGCGTTCTTGAATGTGTGCGCGGGCCAGAAGATTGCTCAAACACTTGGACCTTTGCGGAACAGGAGCAGCTTCGCGCTTCCGGCTTCGTGGTGACGGTGCCGGTAACAAACGGCGTCGGTGGCCTTACCAGCCCTCAGGTGACAAACGACATCACTAACAACCGCTTTGACGTTGAAGGTCGTGCAAACGCCACCTTTACAAGCGTTTCCTCGCGTCGTTTGGCTTCCTCCACTGCTTTGGCAATTGCCGAGCAGCTCCAGCAGTTCAGCGGCTTGGGGTACTTCCAAAACGGTACTGCTATTCGTAGCGGTACGCTGGGCACAAACCGCAATGCTATTCTGGGGACGATGCGCGCATGGGCACGTTCACAGGTTGGTGTGCTGTTCAGTGAATTTGAGAACCTCAACGAGGACCTCACTATCACCGACGATTTCGAAACTGCACCACGTTGCCAAGGCCGTCCTGGAGTTCTGCAAATGAACTTCAAGTATCGCCCACCGCTGCGCGTAAATCAGATCGGCGTAAATGCCGCTCCGACTGTGCTCAACAACTGCTAATCGCAAGCTGAAAGGAAAGCAAAATGGATTGTGGAAACCAAGTAGGCGTGCGTAACGTCGTCATGAAGTTCTTCGACTGCGACAACAACCGCACTTACGGCCCTGTTGTTCACGAGATCTCAGGCGAAGAGCAGCCCTCTTACAAAACTTGCCCATACGAAAACGAGGCAATGACAGGCGGTTACACGCGCCGTTCGCGTGGCAACCAAATGATGACTCTGTCCGTTATCCGTAACCTCGGTATCCCGCTCGCGGTTTACCAAGGATGCGGGGCAATTGACATCACCGTTGAGCATTTCAACGGCCTGATTATGACGGGGCTTAACGGCTCCGTTACCGAGGCCAACGAAAGCGACGCGCACGAAGTTTCAATGACTGTCATCTTTGATGAGATCGATGAGCTTCTGCCACAGCAGCTTCCCTCCCAAGCTGCTTAAGAATGGGCTTGCGTAGCACCTTGGTGTTGCGTAAGTTCCATGGGCTTGGGGTCTTCACTGGTCCTGCGGACCCCAAGCCTTTTGTACACAGGACCAATAGCAGGACTCACCATGGAAAATATTAAACTCGACATTGAACCGTTTGCAGTCGGCGAAGTAAACATTGCCGAAGTTAAAGTAACCGGCATCAAATTTCTGGAATTCACAGAGGTCTGGGACAACGCGTCAGCGGTTAACTTCGGAAACCCCGAAACGGCGCTTCAAAAACAACGCATCCTTGCACAAACCGAGTTTAAAACTGACGACGGGGAAATCTTTGCCATGGGTTTGGCGGACCTTAGCGGCATCCCCGCCACGGTGGCCAGAACAATTATCGCCCATTTGTCCGTCGGGCAAGGAACAGCCGGTAAAGTTATTGGCAACGGTGATGGCGCAATCAAGCCGATTCAGTACAAACTGGGCACGCCTTTGACGATGAACGCAAGCGGTAAGGAACCCGTCGTTGTCGAAGAGCTTGAGTTCCACGCTGTAACCTACGGTGAACTTGAAGACGTACTCGCAGCCGACAACAATGTGGACAAAACCCGCTTCTTGCTCCGCACGGTAGCGAAGCCGGTAACAACTGCCAAGCTTACCACACTGCCCCACGCCATGCTGACACAGCTCACAGTGGCGGATGGTGTTGAGATCATGAACCATGTGACGCCAAATTTTTAAAGTCCGCCGAGCGCGTAATTGTTGCGGTTGAGGAATACAGGTACGTCGCCGGTGGCATAAACGACCCGCGCACAATGACGCTAGGTCAGATAGGTGTCAGGCTGAACGCTTTCAACAAAGCGGTTAAACGGCTAACACCGAAAAAAGGCGCGCCGCCCCCAAGTGGGCGCAGGCGTAAAAGGATGAGACGCTAATGGTAGATTTCGTTGAAACGGCAACGCTGCGCGTTAACGATCAGTCAACACGTAAGTTGCGCCTCATCCGACGTGAGGTGCGCAACCTGCGCCGTGAGGCCCAAGGGCTGCGCAACATTCGGTTGCGTTTTGATGGCTTGTCCCGCGCCACTAAACAAGCACGGGACCTAAACGCTGCTCTTCGAGCTTTGCCGCGCAGCAAAACCGTCCGCGTTAACGCGGCTATCCAAAACCTCAACGGGGCACGGACTTCGCTAAACACATTGGCGCGGACACGTGAAGCAAGAATTAACGTGGTTGTAGCCGGTGCCGGTGCAGCCCGTACCACGCTTAACCGTTTGGGCGCAGCGGCTTTTGCTCCAGTAGTGCCCCCAGTTGGCCCCCGTGGACCCGTACAGCCTCGCGTTCCAACTACCGGACAAAGCGCGCGTGGGAATCAGTTCCTAAACGGGTTTGCCGGTGCGTTCCGTGACCAGCTACAGCCTGAACGCATGGGTCAGGTTATGGCGCGCGGGTTCACGTACAGCATACAAAATGAATTGTTTCAAGTTATGCGCCGCGTTGTTGGTGCAGCCGCTTCGGCACCGGTGGACTTGGACAGCGCGCGGGCGCGTGTACGCATTGCAGGCCGTTCCGAGGAAGAGCTTGTTATCGCTGAGCGATTAGCTGACGCGTTAAACAACGAATTCCAAACTGTTTCGACCGCAGAAATTTTGGCCAACTCAGGGGAAGTCTTGGGTCGTGTTGGTAGCTTGCTTGACCCTACCAACTTTGAGGCTGCTTCAATTGCAATGCGGCGGTTGACTGAAAGCACGCAAATTTTACGTAGTGCGTTGCCAGCTGAGCGTCGTGCGGACGCGCCTAACCAAGCTCGTTTGGTTGAGGCGGCAATCCAGCAGGTCGGCGCTACTGAAGACCCCGAATTTGCTGCTCTGATCCGCAACGCGGTTTTGCAGGCGTCAATTGCTTCTGGCGGGGACCTTACACCAGCTGACGTAAAGCGTGCCTTGCAGCAGCTACCTGACGCTCGCGCCGGTATTGGCGCAAACACTTTGTTGACAATGTTGCTGGGGCGGGACGAACAAGGTCGTCGCGGTACAGGCAACCTCAACCAAATGTTTAGTGACCTGCTACGCGGCAATCTAAACGAAGCTGACCTCGAGACTCAGCTTGCACAGGGTTTGCGCAACGCTGACGGTACTAGCGACGCTTTTGCGGCTTTGCAGAATGACGTTTTGCAGGGCGTACAAGACGAGATCATCCCTCGCTTGCAAGCCTTGGGCGTTGAAACGGACTTCTCGAACCTTACACGGGGCACTGAAGAGTTCAGTGAGGCTACCGCTCGCTTGCGCGCCGCGCTTGACAATGAGTTGGGATTCTCGAAGCAAGGTGGGATTAGCGCACTTACGGAGCTTATCACTAACCTTGACCAAAACCTTGCTGAGCGTAACCGCGCGCAGCAAACCGACTTGGACTTCGCGGCTAACAACTTGACCGTGCGGCAAGAGCTTAACGCTGTTGACGCGCAGTTCCGCGACGTAGCAGCGCAGGCCCTCGACCCGCTTGTGCCCATAATGAAAACCAGCCTTGACGCCATTAGTGACACCTTCAGCGCCATATCAAGCGGTGATGGTGCGTCCGCAGCGCAAATCACCACGGCGGGCATTGCCGCGCTACCGCTGGCCATTGGCGCAGGTCTTGAGGCCTCGTTAAACAGCGAAACTCGATCGCTCGGGTTGGCAGGTGTGGCGTTGGCCGGTAGCGCAGGGGCGTTGTCTGGGGCCGCTGCGGCCCTTACAGGCGCAGCGGCGGCACAGGGTGCCACAGCAGCCGCAGGGGGCGGTAGGCGCGGCCTACTGGGCCGTGCGGGCGCGTTTGCACTAGGCGCACTCCGCAACCCGTACCTGCTAGCCGCCGGTGCGGGCGCAATTGGCGGTCGTGAGTTGTCAAATTTCACGTTTGAGGCTGGTGGCGGCGCTGAACAGGCGCGGGCTGATCATGCTGAGCGTTTAGCCTCCGATGCCATGCTGGCAGAGGAGCTTATTCGTACGGGCCAAATTGTGCGGCATCTTGACGGCACCTACCGCAACGCGGAGGGAACCTTCGGTCAGACAATTACGCGCGGTATGGTTGAACACCTCGAGTCCCGCGCGGCTGATGGACGCGGCGTTACGGCGCTTGAGGGTCCGGAGGCCGGTGCGGCTATTCCACGAGCGCTCGACACCGCTGGAAACCTTGCCGTGGCGCTTGAGAGCGACCGGAACACCGCCTTGGCTTTGTTTGGTGAGGAGTCTTCGCAGCTAGAGCAGGCGCTTAACACGCAAGGCCCAGTTATCGGCGCACAACCCGAAGAGTTTCTTACCGCTGCGGAACAAGCTGGGCCGCTCATTGGGGCTGCGCTTTTGGCCGTGGCACCACAAATCGGGGCTACAATCGGACAGACTGCTAGTGCCTTAATTGGAAACAACGCGCAGAGCGCGCCTGCCCCATCCTTGGGCGAAACGGTGTTGGAGTAAACTATGGCGACGGGCTGCTACGTTGAACCTTATCTTCCTGCTTCGTTTCGAGGCGTGCCGTTTACCGCTTTGGAAACCACTAGCGAACATGGTCGCCGTGTAGCCGAGGGCGAGTTTGCTTTTAGCGAGAACACGGCGACTAACGACATGGGCATCCGCCTCCGCCGCTACACCATTCGTGCACGGTTTGCGGACAACAACCACGTCACACAAGTGGCCTTGCTTATCGCAGCAGTCGAGGCACGGGGCGCGGGTGTTCTGGTACACCCTACACGCGGTGTTGTGGACGCGACTTGCACACGCGCCAAGGTCACCGACAACCCTGAAGAAGAGCAAGGTGTTACCTACGTCGACCTGGAGTTTGTTGAATCCAACCAGCAAACGAACGGCGTCCAACTCGCTAACTCGATTATCACGCTGGCGCTTGGGTCCATTATTGGTCAATCACGGTCAAACTTTACAAGCACGTACAACCCTGAAGCGGTGCAAACGTTTCGTGAAGATGCCGTTGTGGCGGAAGCGCAAGGCGTTGTCGGTAACGTGGCGAACCTTTACGCGGAGGCCACGGTGGCCAACGCGACGGACGAACGCAACGAAATTTTACTTGAGTTGCAGTCGATTGCCACAGACCCTAACGCGGCGCGTGTGCCGGAAAATGTTGCGCGGGCTGTTGCCGTGGGAATGTCCCAAACGGTTAAGGACTTGGAACCAAGCGCGCAGTACCAAACCGCGCGGGAGCTGGCCAACGCCACGGCTGTCCCCGTTGTTTTTGGAGGTGCAGCGCAACAATCTGTTGAGGCCACTTACAGCCTAGCTCGAGTCGTAAGCGCAGCTTACATGGCTGAGGCAAGCCTTCTGGCCACCGACTTTAACGCCGACGAGGTTTTTGGGCAGGTTGATGCGGTGGACTCAATCTTGTCTAGTGAAATTGAATATGCGCGCAACCAGCGCGACAACCAACTGCATCAAGCGCTTGTTAGCTTCAGAAACGAATCTTTAAACGCTATGTCCCGTCGAGCGTTCGACCTTCCTGGAGTAATCCAGTTTAATTTCGCGGGCACGGTACACCCGCTTGTCGCAGCTTATGCGCTTTACGACGACGCTAAACAGTCGCGGCGCATCGAGCAGCTTAACACCGTCAACGCCTTGGGCCGAGTAGGCCCCGAGGTACTAGGGGAGCGGGTCTTTGGCTAACACGGTTAGGATTTTTGTGGGACGGCGTGAGCTTAGCGGCTGGACCAGTCTTGACTTAAAGCTTAGTAAGAACGCCACCACCAACTCCGCCTCAATTGGCGTCTTTCTGGGCTACATGCCTGACGGACCCATCCTGGACGAAGTTGTTAGGGGGCAAGAAGTTCTTGTTTACGTGGGCAGCAATTTGGTTTTTACGGGATCAATTGACCGTCGCAAGGACGAGGGCGATGTTAGCCTCGAGGTGGGCGACGACAGTTACAGCGTCACATTGGATTGTCGAGGCAAAGCTAAGGCGCTGGTGGACGAAAGTTACCAAGGTGCAACCACCGTCCTTGACACAACTGATCGACAAGAAATTGAACGATTGGTGAGCAGCCTTGGGTTGCAGCTTGTCTGGGATGCAGCTGAAACCGCGCTCAGCCGCGTGCGCTACCGCAACGGCGCAGCGGTTTTTAAGGAAATTGATCGTCTAGCGGAAAACAGCGCGCTTTACTTCTACGAGGACGAGCTAGGTCGAGTTGTGGTAACTGACAACGCAACGGCTGCGGACCTTGGGGATAACATAGTGTTGGGCGAAAACGTTCTCAGCTTTAACGCTTCGCAGCTTGGGGACAAGGAACGCGCGGCCATCAAGGTTAAGGGCGTCGAAAATGTTAAAGGTTCGTGGGGGCGCGCGGCGGTTGTAGGTCGGCAAGCTTTGTTACAGGACGACGCGTCAAAAAACAAGGCCGCTGTGACTGTAAACGTATTCGGCAATGCTGACGACACCACGTTGCAGCGCCGCGCAGCGTACGAGGGCAATAAGCAGGCCAGCCTGACCAAAAACATAACTGTTAACGTGTTCGGCGTGTGTCAGACTGATAACGAGGCTTGGCGTGTTGGCGGGAAGCACTTTGTGTCCCTACCTCCAGCCGGTGTTAGCGGCGTGTTTGAAATTACTGACGTCGCGTATACCGTTCAAAGTGACGCCAAGCTAACCACTAAGCTGACGTTTAGCCCTGAGCCCGCCGCATCGGGGGCCGCGCAATCTACTGGCCTAGCGTCACTTGACGCGTTGGGGGACGTAGCTACAACGGCGCTAAATTTGGCTAGCGGTCTAACGGATAGCTGGTTAGCTTCGGAGGTTAACCTAGCGGACGTTTTGGTTTCCGTCGGGAGCGATTTGCTTGGCACGCTGGATAACAACACGTTGGCGGACCCGCCGACTAAGTTAAGGGACTAAACATATGGGCAACGTTCGCGGCAGAGGTGCAGGGCCACGCACACAAGAAGAGCTTTTGCAGCTAGGCGTTTACGGCGAGGTTGAGGTTGTGGCAGGTGCGGGCCGCGTTATGTCGGTTGAGTACAGCGAACAAACTGATCTTGAACTACCTATCGCTAACTTTGGTTTTGGCTTTTCGTTAGCCTCGTTTAGCGACGCGGAGGTTCTTACATTAAGCGTGGGGGCTGACCCTAACGCCAAAATGGCGCTGCCAATGTTGCCGCGTGATGTGCAACGGGACTGGCCAGTGGGCGCGGGCGGAATACAAAGCCCCACCACGCCTGATCGCTTCGTTGAAATAAACGAGGACGAAACGCACCTTCAAGACGGCGTGTTTGTTTTTGGTGAGGAGCGTGAGTTGGTTGTCACTGTGGCAGGAGGGAACGTCACCATGGAGGTTAGCGGCAACCTTTCACTTAACGTAAGTGGTGACGTTGCTATTAACAGTAGCGCGCTAACGCATAACGGGGTAAACGTGGGGGCAACGCACCGGCACGGTGGCGTTGACACGGGTATCGGTAACACTGGGACACCAAACTAAATGACTTGCCCTGCACCTCAAAACAACGTTTTGGAACGTCGACGCACGTTCTGGACTACCAAGCCTGTTGGTTCGGTTGAGTCGTGCGGCAATTTTTGCGCGGACCCCGCGCTCAGTTTAATTGAAGAGCCAACGTATTCAACTATCGACAACACCGATTGGATTCGCGGCTACATTCTCAACGTCCTGTTCACTACAGGTCGCGTCGAATCAAGCACGTGCGGGACAAGGGCCTCCGCTGTTGGCGGACATTGGTCAAGCTCGTTTATTGAAGACGGTCCCAGCGATGTAGGTACGCAACTTGATCACTTGCCGAATGACTTGTCTGTCAACGCCACGCTTAACCTTGTTGTGGCTTACGTACAAACGGCAATGAACCGCATGGTCCAACGAGGTTTGGCTACACGCGTTGACGTAAATGGTGCCTACGCGGGGCTAAACAAATTCAACGTCGACGTCGTTGTTTACGGTTACGGCGCTAACGAAACACGGGTCGCTTTAGCTGGCGACAGACTAGAAAACGGATGGGCTTGGGCATGACAAACGGATTTGACCGTCCCGACTCGCAGGACTTGTTTAACAGCATTAAAAGCATGTTTGAAAACACCGTTCTTAACGGCGGAACTGTTTTGCCGGAGTCGAACGAGTGGTACGCGGTGGCCCTGCAACACGGTGTCGCTGAAAGCTTTTACGCTATTGCGGACGAGGGGCGTAAGCAGCTTGACCCCGCAACCGCTTGCTTTGACAACTTGGTTGAGCTGGCGTCGCGCGACGGGGTTTTCCCCCGCGCTGCGGTACAGGCCCAAGGCTACGTTAAGCTGCTCGGCACAGCAGGTGACCCCATAGACGCACCGCTGCAAATGGTCATCGACGGCATGGACTTCGCTACGTCCAACCAAGAAGGACAGCCTACGTTGTTTGACTTGGACGGCGAAGCCACTATTCGTGTAGCGGCTGTCATAGGCGGGGCACAAGGCAACGTTGCGACGGGAACCCCCGTAACTGTTACCAACGCACCGGCGAGTTTAATTGCTGCGACGGTTTGTGGGACTTTCTGCAACGGTGCGGATGTAGAATGCGAAAGCGAGTTTCGTCAGCGTTACATTGACCGTCTAAGCTACCAGCCGCGCGCAACCGCAACTTGGGTTGAAGAGAAACTAAGCGAATGGCCATGTGTCACTCGAGTTGGAAATCGCGGGGTGCTTTGTTGTGCTGATGGCGACTGCGCTAGCACCTTGGGGTCGTGTGGTTCAAGTGACTGCCAGTCATGCGGGGGCAGCCTTGATTTTTACGTGCTCATGGACTCCGCATTCCCCAACGTGTCACCGCCCCGTTCCGTACTGGATGAAATCGAATGCTGGATGTTTGGTACGCCGCAAGGCTACGGCTTGGGTCAAGCTGAAATTGGAGTTTGCGGTCGCATTGTAAGTTTTGACACGGTGGCGGTAAACATCAACGTAACGCTTACAAACTGCCCCACCGCCATCAACGCGGATTCAATCCGCGACGCGTTTGCCGAGTATGTGGGAACGTTGCTTCCAGGACAGCTATTTGACACGGAACTTCTGCTTAGCACGGCTGTCCGCCTGCTCGGCACGGATGCAGCGGAAACCCGTATCGAGGTAACGCCGGTTGCTGATCAGACATTCTACGGTGGCCCTTACGGGCTTAACACTGACGCTAAGACTGTTTACTACACCAACTGTTTCCTTGAGCCGGATTGCGACGTACTAATCACTCTCGGAAACGTGGTTTTGAACGTGGGGGACGATACGTTTTGATTCAAACTTACTTCCCCGATAACGCGCCGGTTGTTATTGGCGTTGATGGTGCCACCGTGGCGCAAACAGACTACACCGTTTACGCTGGTGAGGGTTGTGCGTCTGTTTTGTGTGCAAGCGAAGAGCAAATGATTTGCGCGGTTGTGGACCTTTTACCTTGCGGTGCGTTGCTATGGGACAAGGAAAAAGCTTACGTCAAGCAAACGGTTTCCGACAGCGGGGGTATACCGACTGAAGGCTTCGAGACCACTTCAATGGCGGTTTACGCGGCCTTCCTAGGGCAATCGCTGCACAGCTACGTCTCGGAAATTCTTGTTTCGAGTTACCGTGAATCAAACCCAATAACCGCCGTAACAACTCGGGAAGAGTGGTTGACTAAGCTGGGTTGGGTGGATTGTTTTCGCAGCGTTTGTCGCGACGAATGCACGGCGCGTTTTTCCCCCTACGAGAACACGCTCGACCAGTGCTCAGCCTCCTCATACTTCCCAACGGACTTTAGCGCTGAGTTTGAAAGTGCTTTGGCGCATAACACGTTGCGGGCCATCCGTCGAATGCAGCGAGGCGTTATCAAAAACCTCAGCGGCATTAACTTTGTTTTGAGCCCTTTGGGCATTGAACTAGCGCCGCAAACCTTCCACCCGAAGGTGCAGGACTACCTCGACGGGAATTTGCCGTACGAGGATTGCGTTCCGTGCTTCTCATGCTACGCCTCATTTGAGTTGCGAAGTGTGTCGCCCACGTTAGCGGCGGCCCCCGTAGATGACGCATGTGGGGGCACGCCTGCCGAGGTTGACGCGTTGCAGGACTACATCGACGCGGACGGTAACGCCACCGCGCTTTATCCGGGAATGATGGTTGCTGAGTGCATTGTTCGTTCCTTAATTGGGCAGCAATGCTCGAACATAATTTATAGGACAGCGTAATGAGCATTTACCCCCCTTACGGTGTAGCGGCTGGTCCCACAAACACCAACGTCGCGCCTGACTCGGTTGTAAACTGTTCAGCCGTGTTGTTTTATGATTTAACCAAATGCGCAACACAGTTTGAGCCTTCTGCGTACAACGCGCTACTGCACGAACTATCGAACGTATTTAACCGCTTCAACCACGCTTACGACTGTGACAGCAAGGAAAACCTTGCGGACGTGTTGAGTGGTTTGGGCGGCGGTGGCGGTGGCGGCGCTGTTAACAACACAGCGAGCTTGGCCGTTAACGGCGGTAACGTGGAGGTTACTGTCAATGACACAACAGGGGCGGTAACTGGAACTCTTGCCTTACAGGACTTAGCTGACGCGGTTATGCCGTTACTCGCCCAATCATTTACAAACATGACCGCTGCTGAGAAGTCAGTTTGGGCGGCTGCGGTCTATTCCCCTCTCGGCTCAGGTTGGGTCGACGCGAACGGTCTTTACGGCGAGGACGACGGTAATCGTTTCGCCGCAGGCTTTACCACAATTGCAAATCTTTAAGGAGCACAAGAAATGGCAATTAATGCAATCCAGGTGAACGACGACACACTTGGCGATTTGGAAGCGACACTGGCGGACGCGGCTGCTGCTCTTGCGCCGAATATGCCGCTGGTCACCACCACGGTCAATGGTGACATGTCAGCTGGGGACAAAGTTAAGCTTGACGGCATTGTTGGCCAAACTGATAGCCTTGACGCAAACCCCGATCGTTTCCTTAAAATGGAAACCAACGGTACGCAAGGCCCATTTGGCCTAGGTTCCACACTGGCCGAAGCTGTTGGGGACATTGATGATCAAAACATGCGTACCGGCTTTTACCGGACGACTGCGACCACGTTGGGCACGTTCCCAGCGGGTACGATGACCGGTACGTTGCAGAACGTAAAACAAGCCGCCGCCTTTGGCTTTCAGCTCTTCTCCAACACGGATACGTCATTCCACTACCGGCGCTTGACTTCAGGCGTTTGGGGCGCGTGGATCGACCTTACGCTGACGGGTGGCGGCGGTGGCGGTGGTTCGGACAACACAGCAGCGGCCTTGGACATTGTTGGTGCCAGCCTGCAACTTGGTGTCACGGACGGCGCAGGAACGCAAACGGATAACCTCGCGCTTGCTGACTTGGCCAACGCCCTTGCGCCACTCTTCGCGGCGGCCTTTACAGCCATGACGGTGGCTCAAAAGACCGCTGTTGCCAAAGCTATGTTCTCGCCTGATGGTTCGGGTTGGATCGACGCGAACGGTCTTTACGGCGAGGACGACGGTAATCGTGGCGCGGCGGGGTACACCAGCATCGCCGATATCCCTTAAGTTGAAGGAACAACCTTATGACTATTAACGCCTTTCAGGTCAACGACGATGCAACAGGCGACAAGGAAGCCAGCGTTGCAGAAGCGACGGCGGCGCTTGACGTTGCCACAACTTCCCTGAATGGCACAATGTCATCAGGGGACAAAACAAAACTCGACGACATCGTTGGTCAAGCTAATAGCAACGATGCCGTCGCTGACCGTTACTACAAAATGGAAGCGAACGGAACCCAAGGTGCCTTCGGTCTTGGGTCCCTTATTGGGGAAACGGTGCCTGACATCGATATCACCAACTTACGCACCGGCACGTACCGCACCACAGGTGGTTCAACCGGCACGTTTCCCGCCGGTAGCCAAACCGGCGCGCTGCAAATGGTGGCGCAGGCGAACAACTTTGGCTACCAAATCTTTTCCAACAGCGCGACCGCGCTGTACTACCGACGCCTCATTGCGGGCGCGTGGAGCCCGTGGCTTGAGATCATTGGCGGGGTGGACTCGCTGAACATCGACGCTGGCACCGGCGTGCTAACGCTAGCGCAAGCAAGCGGGGTTAACACAACGGTTGACCTCAGTGACCTTTGGTACCGTCGGACAAACGGCGCGGCCATCAATCCAGCTAGTGTTGCTGAGGGCACCATCTGGAACAACACCGCAACTAACATCCTTTCAATCAACGTGCTTGACGCCGGTGGCGACCAAGTGTGGGAACAAATTTAAGGTAGGAGCCAAACCCTAATGACAGGAATCTTCACACAGGCCGGTGTCGCAGCGGTTAACGCTGCTAACGCCGAAGGCCCCAATCAGACCACAAACTGCGCGGACACGCTGTTTTACGCCACTGACGACAATTGCCGCCCACGGTTTGACCCAAGTGCCATGAACGCGCTTATTTCCGAAATCGTTGCTGTTGTCAATAAAGCAGGCGTAACATACGATTGCGCAAGCGTTGAGAACCTCACCCGCGCAGTGTGCGCAATCGGGGCGGTAAGCACAGCGACAACCGGCGTTAACGTGCCGAATGGCGCAATCATTGTGAGCAGCGACACCGGCACGCCGTACTACAACAGCACGGGGGCCACCGTGTTAGTCGCAGGCACCACTGACACCGACCTTATTGCCCAAGGCTTCACCGGACTGGGCAGCAGCGCCGTCGCCACAGTCGCGCCCGCTGGTGGTGTGGATGGTATTGGTGAGCCTTACAGCGCTGGCGACTTGCTCCTAACACTCGCAGGCACCACCTACGCCGTTGAACGTAAGTGGTACGTTCAAACCGCTGGTGTTGTCCCCGACGCCGCAACCTTGCCGGTTGGCATGGTGTGGAACAACACAACGTCAAACATCACTTCACGCAACGTACTCGACGCCGGTAACAACCGCGTCTGGGAACAGATTTAAGGAACCGCACACATGACGGCTAAACCAGCAAACCCCACCAACGGGCAAACCTTCACCGACGCCGCTGGCCAAGGCTGGACCTACGACGGTCCGGACCAAACTTGGTTGAAAGACGCCCCGACGGTCGGCGGTGGTGGCGACACTTCAACTTTCGCAATCAATGGCGTCACTGGCATCGGTAACGGTGTTGTTACGCATACCGCAGGCGGTACCACTACAACGGTTGACCTTCCCGCCGTTGTTGCCAATACCATTTCAAACGCGGAAGCAGCAGGAGTCCTGACACGTGCCATAAACGGCACTCCTGACGCAACAGCGGCCCAAATTTCTGCGCTCGACGCTAACGATGATGTTGTTGTCGATATCGACGGAACCGGCCCTGTGCGCGTGCCTGTCTCAGCCCTTACTGGTGCCGCACCGGATTACTCTGCAATTTACGATGCGGGCAACCAGCTTCTGGACTTGGAATTTTTGGCCGTCGGTGAAATGGTTCGCGTTTACGCGCTTAGTACCAATGGCAACGCCTCGATGCGAAGCTCAACCACATTCCCCACGTCCACTGTTGTCATCGGCGGCGGGACTGTATTTGCGTCGGGTGATAAAGTTGACGCTGTCTTTGTTCGCTTGGCAGCTGGAACAGGCGCAGCCGCGTTTGCGGCTTACGCGACTGAAACCAAAATCTCCAACGGCGGCGTTGACGAACATACCGAGTTTAATAACGCGGGCGTTATCGCCGTTGAAATGACTAACTACGAAATGGTCAGCTTGGACTTCTTCAACGGAACGGGCTTGGTGCGGGTAACTTAACCCTCAGTGGTGTTTTTCGCTTGCCATTCACCTAGCTAAGTCCTACTTACGCTGCACCCCATACGGGGCAACAGCAATGGACCAACAAAAGGAAAATCCAATGACAGTAACTAAATCGATCGCAATGGCGGCTTTGTTCGCGGTTCTTTCAGCGTGCAGCACATTTGCAGAGACTGAACCACGGTTCTTCTACAAGGCCGGTAACGTGTCCGCGTGTAACAGCGCCTCATCCGTGTACGGTGGCCAATTCATCGGCGGCTCAACCATCGCCGTGGTGCAGGAAAAAGACCAGTCACGGGTTGATTGTTACAGCCGTGTCGTCACAGTACCGGATGGCACCGATCTTCGCGACCAAGGCGTTGTTCGCGCCGTTGCCGCTGAAAACGATATCCGCGTCACAAACTTTACGTTCTTGCGCGGTTCTGAATGCACCGAGTCCAACCTTGACCCCGACTCGGACCGTGGACAGTGTTTGCGTGATGATGGCGTTGCCGGTACGGTTGACTCAAACCTGCGCGGGCAACGCTCTTCGAACGACGAACTCTAAAACAGACGCCTATTGAATGGCGTGTAACTGGAGGTGTGCCTATCGGTACACCTCCTTTTTAACGGAGGAAAACAATGTTTAAAATTAAACTGGTTCATGATTGGAAGCGAGTGCTTCTTATCGGTTACAGCACGTGGGCGGCCATCCTTGCACTTGCGGGTATGGTTGTCCCGCAACTTGCTTGGCAGTGGTTTGGCGTAGCGCTGAACCCTGTCTTCTTTGGTTGGTCAGTGACCGCTGTTCTATTTATTGGGATTGTTGGCCGCATAATTGATCAACCTTCAGAGGGACGTTGGGGCCGCCGTTTAGTCGTAGTTGCACTTGCCCTACTTTTTATAAGTCAAGCTGTGCCAGCCAATTCAATGGACACTGTCAATGAGGGTTTGGTTGCTCCCGCTGCACAACAAACACTTAGTGAATTAGTTGCCGTAAAAAGTGACGAAGAATTTAACGCCGTGACGTTCGGCTTAGTTTCTCGGTGGGAAGGCAAACGCAACTACGCTTACTTTGATATTGTGGGCGTACCGACTATATGTTACGGCCACACGCGCACGGTTACTGCCGAAGACGTTCGGAACAAACGTTTTATGAGTGATGCGCAATGCCGTGACTTACTTATAGCGGAAATTGCGGAGTATCGTGAGCAGGTTCACCGACACTTTACTGATGACACTTTAGCGCACCGACTCCCCGTACGCAGAGACGCCGCATTTACTAGCTTAACCATAAACATCGGCTGGGGCGCGGCTGGCCGAAGCACCGCTGTTCGCAGACTCAACAACGGGGACGTTCTGGGTTCTTGTGAGGCGTTAACGTGGTTCAATCGAGCTGGCGGGGTGCGTGTCACAGGGCTGGTGAATCGCCGTAACGAGGAGTATGCGTATTGTATCGTCGACCTGTAGTTTACGTCGCGCTCATATTGGTTGCGCTGGCTTCTTTATCCTTGTGGGAACGATCGATACGAGTTGACGAACGCGTAAACCTGCAAGCAGCGGAAGACGCTGATTACGTTGAGCAAAGAAAGGAGCTTGATGATGTTACGGACAACCTGCCTACTGATTCCGACTCTGTTGTTGACGGGTTGCAGTCTTTGGACTTCAACTAACAGCAGCGGTAAGGCAACCGCTATTCTTGACGCAGCTCATGAACCCGCCGCTGCGCATCGGGATGCACTTGTCACTGGGGACATACACGAAGCTCGCCGCACGGGTCTTGAACTGTTAACTATCCTGAGTTGCTGGCCCAACGGGTGCCAAAGATAAAATTAAGGGCAGCGCCGCAAGGCGTTGCCCTTTTTCGTTTGTAACGCTCGCTGGCTTCGGGGCAAGCGTAGGCAAGTAGGCATTGCGGGTGGCTACCCTACCTTAACGGCAAGGATCGGCACGTACGGGGCTAATTTGGTGCCTCAACCTTTTTGTACGTTTTAAGCCAAACGTCCATGGACACAACCAAAGAGATCACACCCTCGTGGCCAAGCGGCGCAAAAATTACATTCGCATTGTTGTTGGTGTCAAGGGCAACGTTTTGACAAACGAAATAACCGTTGGTATCGAGGTTCCGGTACAGAGCCCCCATATGCGCTGTAGCCCGTGCCTTGGTGCAGAGCGATTTAAGTTCATTCCTGTCCACTTAGCTTTCCTTTCATGTAGTCAAAAAATTGGTTTAACATTTGCGGCGTGCAAGGCGCGCCTTCGCCCGTTTCGTTAAACACAGGGAAATTGTCCTCGGCCACCGTGTAAAAGATTTGGCGCTGCACCGGCTTGCCGCTCGCCCGTGTGTTCCACTTTCTGATAAGGTTGGGGTGAATTGAGGTCTTGCATATAGCGTCAATAAAGCAGCGTTGTTTGTCCTGAGGGTGAGCATAGGTTATGACCGACCCCGTATCGGGGTTCCTCAGAACACTTATTTGCACCCCGCAGAATGGACAATCTTCTACTTGAAAATCAGCCACGCGACCACCAACAAAATTTCAACAAAAACAACGCCGACAATTAAAGCCACCGCCCCACCGCCACTTCGTTGGTTGTTGAAATTAAGCTTAGCGCGCTCCTCGCGCATACGCTGGACACGTTCCTCGCTAGTCATTTCGCTCAGGTGTGTTCTGTTTCGCATTTAGTACCTCCTTAGTGGGCATCCGCCCAAGTTGCTCCTACATCGCCGTCGACCTGCAAAGGCACCCGCAGCCGCTCACCCATACAGTTTTCCATTAAGTGCTTAAGCTCGGCCCAAGCGGGGTTATCCGGCGCGCCCATGTCTTCGAAGTCCAATTCGTCGTGGACGGTAAGAACGGGGATGCCACAGGCGTCGTCGTTAAAAAGACCGCCCTCGTAGGCGTCAACCATAGCCTTTTTCATTACGTCAGCGGCGGAACCCTGTAGCTTGCGGTTCAAGGCTTTGTGGGTGTGCTGGCGTTCGATGTTGTAAATGCCGAACTTACGCACCGCCATGTCGTAGGGCAAACTTACGCGACCCTCGTCGCTGTACCCTTTCTTGCCCCACGAGTTGAAGTCGCTAGCGCGGTTTAGGATTGTGCGAACGTGCCCGAGCCTGTGCACCTCGTTAGCGGCGGCGTCCATGGTGGCGCGGGCGTAGGGGATTGCGTCGTGGTAGTTGTCGAGCAGGTTCTTGGCCTCGGCTGTTGGCAGCTTAAGCGCGGTGGCCAGCGCCTTCAGCGCCATGCCGTAAATGATGCCAAAGTTGATTCGTTTAACGTCCGTGCGCTCAAGTAGAATGCCAACCATGCGATCGATCATTTTGGTAACAAATTCGTGGTAGTCCGTTGTTGGATCCTTCCAGAATTGCGCTCGAACTTCGTCAGCCCCGCGCCCTACGGCAAAGTGCACTAGCAGGCGGTACTCAACCGAACTATAGTCGTAACTGCGCCACCGCTGGCCAAACACTGTTCCGTCAAAACATTCGCGGACAAGCTTTCCTTCCTCCGTACGAATAGGGATGTTTTGTAGGTTAGGGTCCGACGACGAAAAACGTCCAGACCTCGCGCCACGGCCCTCACCCCGCAACGGGTGGAAGCTGCAATGCACGCGGCTGTTTACGTGCTTGTCCAGAATGTACGAGCCGATAAAGGTGTTGCGCACCTTCTCGAGTTTACGGTGTTCAAGAATAAGTTCGGTTAGTGGGTGGGAAACCGAAGCCAGTCTGTCTTGGTCAAAGCTTACGACTGTCTCGCCGGTTTTCTTGTGCACCTTAGTGGGGTGCGGCAAACTAAGCGCGGTGAACGCCTGCTTAATTGAGGCCCCCGCGTTGGGGTTAACCTCGCGTCCCGTCATGTCTTTTAAGCGCCCCTTAAGCACATCAAGTTTTTCCCCAAAAGCGTCGTAAACGCTTTCAGCTTTTTCGATGTTAACGGGCGCGCCTTTCATTCGCATTTTGACTAGCAACGGCATAAGACGGCACTCCAAGTCGAACAACTCAAGCACACCTCGTTCAATTAGCTTAGGCCACTGCTTAGTCAGAATCTGGATGGGCATACTGGCGTCGTCTTCAGCGTAGTGGCCCGCCACGGATGGCGGGCTTAGGTACAGGTTCTTACGTTGCCGGTCCGTGGGGTTGCCGCCGCACCAATCCGCTAGGAACTGGTAAAGAAGGTTCGTCGTTTTACCTTTGTTGAGGTACTTCTCACCCAAGCTGTCAAGGTCAACGTTTGGCGCTTCACTGTTAATTAAAGCCTCTGCGTACTGGATATCATAGTACGGCCCTTTTACGTCCACACCTTCCCAGCTCAACCAGCCCAAGTCGTAAACACCGTTTGCCAGCACTTTGCACACGTTTTCAGTTCCGAGTGTGTGGCGCAGGTACTTAAGGACCTGCTCAGTGTTCATGTTCATAGCCGCCTCGTGGTCTGGCAAAACTTGCCTCCACTCACCCTCATGCAACTCAAACCCGTGTCGCATCGGGAAGTACCAACTTGACCCGTCAGCCACGCTAAGGCTCACACCAATTAGGTGACCAACGCCACGACCCCATCCAGGACCGGCATCCAGCAGTTCGGGGTCCCACGTCTCAGTGTCAAGGCCGATTACTTTAGCCGCGGACAGGTTTGGGAACTCCGTAGGCGGTGTCCAGCCGGTTTCCGGAATGGGTGGTATGGGGCCGCGCTCGCGTGGGCCACGTGCCCCGCCTTTGCGCTCGCGTGGTTTGTCCTCCCAGAACAAACCAAAGGCATCGTCGCGTACTGCCATTATCGTTGCCCCATGATAAGACCGCGCAGCCTACCGCCAAAGAACGGCACGGGCGCGGGGTATTGTGCAAAGTCCGCGTGTGTGGCTACGCCACCTAAAAGACTGAGCATTTTGATGTTGTAAATCCCCTCAGGGTGCAGCCCCTCAACCTCGTAACTTGCGCCCACATTCTTTTCGTTAGCGGTTCTTATTTCGCCTTCGGCAAAGTAAACGCGATTGCCGGTTTCCATGAAAGGCTTAAGCGCCGCAAGGCCGTCAAACAGGGCGGCTGGCACCGCCACGGGGGCCGACTCAATTTCAAGGATCTGCGGAAGTTTGGCCCAAGGTTCGGATTCAAGTAGTTGTGAGCGCACCCACCGCCTGTCCTTGTAGTGGAAGGTTATCGAGTGCGGGCTTACTTGTGCGTGAGTTGGTGGTTCGCCAATACGAGTCATTTCCTTTAGCGCTTGCGCGGGAACGTTCACGTCAAACGGCAACTTGCTACCAATCCAGTATTGGGCGAAGCACACGTTGTTAGTTACGAACGCACTTTGCCCTTGAAGGAACACGCCGTTAGTCCAAGGGCGGCTGGCGTCGTTACCCATGAAAGGGCTTAACGCTTCAATAGCCTCAAGCATTTGAGCCCCGTCAAATTCAATAATGTCACCTTGTGGTTCGTGGTCCGGCAAATCCTCAACGTTTAGACACCCGAGATAAACCTTGTAAGGGCCGCTCTTGATGCGCAAATGGCCCTTTTCGGTAATCCCCAAACTAACAGTATCACTGCAATTGTTGATAGCGTTTACCATGTCGACAGCACGCGGGGCGCAATCGATATCGAAATCAATGGGGGAGCTTAAAGCCAATGACCCGTTAAAGCCGCGCACGTGGCCGTTGCGAATGGCAAAGTGCTTAAGCTCAGGGATTAGGTTTTTGGTTGACACCGCGCCTCGAACAAATCGCAGTGCTCGCATTATGTCTTTGTCCATTAAAACAACTCCGTGACAAGGGGCGCAGCTCCCTGCTCGCGTTTCTTCTGGTTAACGTCGTCCTCCCAGTCTTGGTAGGTGAGGATATTGTACGCGAACCGGCTAAAGGGCACCTCGGCCAAGCGCTCTGGGTCGTACCCCTTGTTCCGGATTCTTGCCTCAACCGCCGCGCGCTCAATGTCCGTAAACGTGGTTAGGTGTTGACCCTTGTCGTGTCGACTAGGGCTTTGGCTTGAGATCTGCACAGCGCCAAATTTTGAATCAATGATAACGCCGAACGCCGCTGATTGTACCCATGACGACGAGTCGCAACTGTACCAAGGGTAACGCTCCATAAGCGGTATCGACGTGATCCCGAACCCGTGTACCCGCGTCTTCGGCCTACCTGCACCGTCAAGTAGGTGGTTGTTCCACATGCGATCAAGCCAGATTTCAAGTTGGGCGGGGTGTGCGCCCACCATGCCGCCTAGCGACAAGTACCCGTACTTATGCACATACCAGTCGAGGTACTTTGTGTCTTCACCACTGTGGAACGTGGGCATGGGGGTCACACCCAAGCTTTCCATTTGAAGTTGGTTGGCGTAGGTTTTGTGCTCGTCACCAATGGCGTCAAGCACGGAGGCCATAAGGACGCCGTCCTCAACGCGTATGATATCGATGTTGTCTTGGATGTACCGAACATACTCCTCAACAGGAATTTCGATGCCTAACGTGTAAGCTGAGAAGGCCCCCGAGTCGAGGAATACCTTTGCCTTGTTATGGCGCATTTCACGCACAAACTTTTCCTTGTGTACGTAGTGGTACGATTCAAGAATGTTGCGGGTTGCCTTAACGTCTTCACGTTCGTGTGCAAGCAATCGCCGTTCGTAACTGGTTTGGCTTGGCATCAGCTGGTTCGTAAAAACCGCTGCGGTAAAAATGTTCAGATCCATGTTGCGCCCTTTTTAGCCCCGTGTGGCCCCGATTGGGTGGTTGCTGGCACCCAAGCGCGGCTTTGTGGTGGTAGCGCCCGTGTGGCCGAAGCCAGCGAGCGCTACCTTGTTTCAAATGGCCGTCTTATTGCACAGGGCCAAGAATTCCGCGCGGGTCTCAGGCTCGCGCATAATTACGCCGCGTAGCGCGGATGTTGTGGTGCTGACGCCCGCGCATTCAACACCGCGCGCTTCCATGCACATGTGGCGCGCATGCACCATGACCCCAACGCCGGTTGGGTCGACGTGTTTTTGCATCGCGTCCGCAATTTGCACTGTCATGCGCTCCTGCACTTGTAACCGGCGTGCAAAAATGTCAACCAGTCGCTTGGCCTTACTAAGACCAATAATTTGTTGCGATTTCGTGTTAGGGATGTAAGCGAGTTGGACGTGGCCAAAAATCGGCGCAAGGTGGTGCTCACACATGCTGTAAAACGGAATCGGCGCGATGTGAACCATCTGATTGTAATTCGACCCACCATCGTTAAACACCTTAAGGACACTTTTGACGTCGGCATCATAACCCGACGTGTAAACTTCCCAAGCCTTTGCAAACCGCGCTGGCGTTTCCGCAAGACCTTCACGCAAGTTGTCACTCGATTCAGCCCCCGCCAAAAGTAGCTCCGCAGCAGCTTCGAAGTGGTTTAGTTTGTCTTGCCGTAGCATTAGTCTGCCTCCCTGATGGCTGAGTTTGCGCCGTGTTCCCGAACTTCGACGCTTTCAAGTTTAACACGCCCGCCATAAATCTTTTCGACTTTCAACTTTGTTGCCGCAAAAACGTAGTCTGCCACGGCTTCGCAACCCACTGCGGGGAGAACCACAGGCTGCGCCAACCCCATCCCTCCCAACGCCATAAGCTTTGAAATTTTAGGGTCGTCCTTGGCGATTATTAAGGTGTGGTCAAACATTTGGGTCAGGTCCTGCTTAAGCCACTTAAGGCTCCCAAAGTCGACAACCCAATTGTTCTCGTCCAACTCAGACGCGCTGAACACAAACTTAAACGACAATGGGTAGCCGTGTAAGTAGCGACAATGACTTGCGGCGCGCCATTGTCGAAAACAACATGACAGGCCAAGATCGTGGCCGTAAGTTTTTGTTGACTTAAACATCGTATTCAATCACCTCGGGTTCGTTGTTAATTTCAAAAGCGGTGCGGCGCATAAAGCAAGGGCCACACGTGCCACAGTGTTTTTCACCAGAGCGGTAACACGACCAAGTTTTGTCCATTGGTGCGTTAACCTTGAGGCCCTGCGCCACGATCTCGCTTTTCATCAAATTGCCCACCGGCATAATAACGCGCAGGTTGGCGCTGGACCCGACGGCAAAGTCCAGCAAATCGTTAAAACGGTCAATAAACTCAGGCTCATTGTCTGGATAAGCGCCCGCCTCCTCCATGTTGTTTCCGAGGACCAAACGTTGGAACCCATTGGCCTCCGCGTAGGCGGTGGCAAATGCAAGCATCACAAGATTGCGGGCTGGCACCCACTCGTGTGCGAACTCAGCGCCCTCTTCACCACCGGCAATTTCACTGTCAGCTTGCAGCAAAGGACTGTCCTCAGGGCTATAAACTGGCATGTCAATCACGCGGTACGGGACATCCATGGCCTTGGCGATCTCCTTAACCGCCTTAAGCTCGGGGGCCTGCGCTCGACTCCCGTAAGTGAAGTGCGCAAGTGTGACGTCAAGCCCCGACGCTTTGCACATTGCAGCCGCGACGGTGCTGTCAAGACCGCCGGACGCGACCACTAGCGTCTTTTTGTTTTCGGCTTCTTTTTCGATGGGAATTCTAACCACGTTGTCAACGGTAACGTAACCTAACGAGTAAGGCTGCAACATCTCGCGATCAACATGCGCGCCGTCGCTGCCAAGCATACTGCGGGAGCTTCCGAGGAAAACACTGCTTTTTGAACGAAACAGCCAAATCGGTCGGTAGTTGCAGGCGTAAAAGATGCGTGAGGGGTCACTTGAATGCTGCGCTAGTATGGCGTAGCTTCCTTTAAGGACCTTGATGGCGTCAATAAAAGCTGCAAAGCTTGGGAAGGGGTGCGTAGGGTCGTAATAACCATCGAGGGTTTCAACAATTGCGGCGCTGTCGATCGATGTTTCCAATTCGTAAGTTCGCAGCTCTTTGTCGTTGGCGATTGTGCCGTTGTGAACAATTG